CTTGCTTGCCCTTGCGCTGCTCGTTCGGGTTGTTGTCCCACATCTCGGCTTTGAAAGTATCTGCAAGGAACTGTATGCGCTCTGCATCTGTTGCCAGTGTGCGGTCGTATGGCTGCCCGTCGATTGCATCGAGAATGTACTGTGCGCGGCTTGCTGTTACTTGTTTGCTGTTGGTACGGAGTACGGTGTTCATGGTAGTAAATTTATCGGAGTAAGTAAATGAGGTTTGAAATTTCAGATTTAAGCTGCTGCGTGGTCAGGTTATAGTAATGCTTGGGAACATGCCCCAATAGCTGACGGATGCGGGTTAGGTAGTGGGTGCGCATTAGCTTCTATTTTTCCATTCTTTGGTGCTCCTGCTGCTCATGTAATAGGTATTTGAGCAATCTGATAGCTGATATTCTTTCAGGCATCTTTTAGCCTCGTTGCGTTCCTCTTTGTTATTGTAAGGGAACTCGTCTACTGTTTCAACTTCTGAGCCGTTTTTGATGTTGATATACTTTTTCATGGTAGATATTTTAAGAGTGAGTCCCATCTGCTTTTCAAATTCCGACCCCTGATTTGGTTAGTTACATATTTTATCGCACTCAAGCCAAGCGGCCACTTCTATTTCATGTCCCATCCCGTGCTTTTTACGCGCGGCCATCCATTTAACATACGATTCAGCTTTTGCCCGTGTTGTAAATTCACAGGTTGTATGCTCTGGCGTCACAGCGAACACCTTCCCCTTTTTAGGCCACATTGAGTTCTGATACTTTATTTCGAGGTTCATTTCTTTGATTTTAAAGTTTCGGCCTCTAAACTGTTTGGCCATCGTCAGTTGCAACACTATTGCAAGACTTTAAACACAGAGCCAACACGATAATCGCGGCATGTCCTGAACCTGATTTTACAGGTCTTACTTTCTCCGGCCTTATGTGTGGCCTTCATCACATTCCCACTGCGTGAAACAGTACAGTTTTTAAGAGTCTGTCAATCTACCTGCTCTGGCTTCGAGCATCTTTAACTTTCACATCCGCCTACTTGCTTCGGTCGTTTCTTTCGGTGCTACTAATTCAGTGTTACATCCTATTGGTGCAAATCAGCTCAAAGCCTTACTGGGCGGGGGTTATAGAAGATTTCGGGTAAAACGAGCAAATAAACCTGCATATAATGGAATTACTGTAAATCATAGCATTAACTCAATGAATGCGGATAAATACAGGATTACCTGCGCATGGGATAAATGGAACAAAAGACATAACAAGAAAAAACATTGATTATCAGTTCAATAGAAAATTTGGGTTACCAAAATAAAATAAAAGGGGAAGCATATTAAATAAGAGAGGGAAACTGTAATAAACCTCGATTTTAGAAGATAACTCGTTGATAAATAGGGGTAAGTTGTAAAGCGCGACCATTTGTCTACTCGTTCAATCAATCCGCTGTAAAAAATAAATCTCGGACGCAAACTGTTGTTTATCAGTAATCATTCCAACAATTCACCCTGACACATTGTCCGAATGGTGCAAATAGCTGGAGAATATGGAAGTTGATAAAGTTAATCTCCTATCAATCAGCATTATCGTATCGTGGTATTTGTTGCAGAACAGAATGATAGAAAGCAGCCATTGAATGGTTATCAATAGATTAATGTTTCCCCTCCCTGGATTGCCAAAATAGGTGTGTGATGACCGAATAGTAAAAGGCTGAACAGCAATGGAATAAGATAATCGACAGGTCAACAAAGACTGTGCAATGTGCTGTAAATCACAGGGAATATCTCAAAAGTAAAAGTTGAAAATCGAAAACGACCCCACCCGGTCTGGCTTTTGCGTTTCCTCTCAGCGAGTTGCGTCACGTTTTCTGGGGGGTTACCCCTTGTATTCTATACTCACAAGAACTTTTCTCTTTATTCAATCCAAGGATAAAAACCTTTGCCCAGAAAACCCGTAAAAACATCCATAAATCCACCCAAATCGGCAACAATGTAAAGTATGCTTTACAACTGAGAGGCACTTATTTCAATGAATAATGGTGTAGTAATTCGTGCCATTCATATAGGTGTGGATATAAGTGCATATCGAAGCCCGTTTTCGGCACTCATTAAGGAAAAGTGTAATGGTTGTTTTTGGGATTGGAAAAAGAGGAAACACGTTTGGCCTCCTGCGTATGGTATACAGGAGGCTGATGAATGGTGATTCGGTTCGATTGATGGTATAGGACCCCCAAGGCAGAACCCGATTTTTTTACGGGATTCGGCGGCTCAGACACCTGGCGTTCTGAGGGGGTTAAAGCTCGGACTTGGGTTATTGCCTTGTGCGTCGTCCTCTGTTCGCGTTGAGGACTATACCCGACTAACTTAATACCGGCTTCCTATTCGCTGCTACCGGAGAAACCTGGGCGCTATGTTTCCGTGTTATTTCAACGGTGCACTTACTATCCGATGTCTATCCGGGGTGAATTAAACAGTAGTTCCAGTGCCCGGTGTCCGCATGTCTTGTACGTACAGCACCACAAATGTAGGGAAAGGCGGGAATAACCAAATTATTTTTTACCTGCGTCCATATATCTTTTCATGAATGCTTCCAGCTGCTGAGCATCGATGTAATGCTCTTGCCGTGGTCCCAGCCAGGTGTGATGTTCGGTATTCACATGGAGGTCGTGTAGGAATCCTTTCTTGTACATGAACATTGAGCCGGGCGATGCATGCTGGTGGTAGTTGCGCTGTGTGTCGAAGTGCTTGTGGGCTATGGCCAGTTCGTCAGAGTTGTCCGGGTATAGGATGGTACATAGCCGCTCATACAGTTCCTCGGTGAGCGCAGCAAGCTGGTCCCATCTGGCACCGTGTGGATATTCCTGGATAAAGGCATTGAACAGCTTTTCGTACCGGGCTTTCCATACCGACACTGCAGCGGCGCGGCCGGGCATAGCAATGCACCACAGATATTGCATGCATGGTATTTTGTAGTACGGCTCGCCGAAGGCTTTCATTTGTAAAAAAGCTGGTTTTTGCGACCGTGGTTGGCCACGTTTGTAAAAGGTACCGATTTCGACACCTTTACCAATCAGACTTGGTTTCTCCGTACTTCTCCAACTTGAGCGCTTCGTATTTGGAAACGAGCTTCTCACGGCATTCTTTCACCCACTGCACATCGCGGTATGGCTTGGTTGCAACCATGAGCATCTTCAGTTCTCCGATTGGGTTGATGGTCGGCACGAAGTCCTGAATGTAGGCAGCCAGGCGGCGCCACTGATTCTCTGTGACAGGCTCGGGTTTCCAGTCTTGTGGCCGGAAGGTCAGCTGAGCGTAGCTGTGACCAAGTATCTGCTTCACATCCTCGACTATTTGCTTGAGTCGGTCCATTTCTGCATCCATGTTATTTTCTTTTGCGCTTTCGCTGTGATTTTTTAACTCTGTTTTTTTCTGCATGCACTTTCATCCGGCGCTTCTGATGGTCTTTGTCGAACGACCGTAGGTATCGTTTTTCTGCCTCGATGCTGGCGACGATGTGATCGCCGACCATTGCTTTCCAGTTGTCCATTGCATGCCGGCGCATCAGCACGGCAAAGGCCCGGTCCCGGTAGCCAGGCTTTTCAATCTCCATGGTGGCGGTTATGCCGACCGCCCGGAGAACATCTGTTGTGAAGCCGATGTACTGGTTGGTGTAGTAGGTCCAGATTATGAAGCCCGGGTCAGGTGTATCGAATACCCGGGCGACGGTCTTGTCCTTGTATTCGCCGGCACGGAAGTGCGACTGCATTGCCATGGTGCGAAGAAGGACTCTCATTATCCAAACCTTTTTCTGGCATCTGCCTGGTTGTCGAAAATCTCCTGTACCCAACCTCCGTAGTATCGGCCATTATCCCTCTTTTCAATCTGGTTTTTGGGATTGCGATTGTTCCAATCCTTTATAGCGTCAGCGAAGTCAATTCCCGTTGCATGACCCATAAAGTGTGCGGGGCTGTGTTCCCCAGTGGCGGCATAGCCTCCCATCCAAAGGTCGTATTGCCGGGGTTCAGGTCCAGCATCTTTGATATGAGCCCAGTGAGTAGGATTGGTGCCTCCTTCGTCCATGAGCTTGCCTGCAGTCCAGCCATCTACTTCTTTGTAGTAGCTGCCATCAGCGTCGGTTTGTACCCGGCCTAGCGCGATAATTTTGCTCCCGGTCCTGTTGTTGACCGAAGCTGGCCAGAAGAACAGCACATCGGTTCCGTCTTTTGGTACTGTGGCAAACGGCTGCCAGTCGAGTTGGTTATTCATGCCCATTTCTTTTATCGAGTTCCTGGTGAATTTTCTTATTGTGGTCTGCGACGGCCACGATATTGAGAACGCCGACGGCCGCCGTCAAATCAGCTTCAGTACCGTCAATGATTGTCTCATTGAGCGCACATCTGCAGTAGATAGGTTGCTCGTAGCCGAGTTCTTTCATCTTTTTAGATGCGGTTTTCAGCCAATCCGAGGTGCTGATAAACCGTTGCCCTTCGGCGATAACCTCCTTTGTGCATTCGGCCATACACTGGCCAACGTCCTTCCGGAATTGTTCTTCCGTCTTATCCGGATGGAACCAGGTGAACTCGGTTTCGTCACTCCAATCCCAGGCGCTTGCGCTGAATATTTGTGGGTTGTTCATGCTTATCGAATAAAAGAAGCCTTTTGGCCACAGTGAAAGTTGTAGAAGCTGGTGCTGTCGACGTTGACCTCGTAGGTGTCGTAACGGTTGGCAATCCAGATGATGAATGTGCTGGCCACATAGTGTGGTTTTGAAGTTGTCCGTGGAACAACAACTACCGGCACATAGGCATACTGGACGCGGCTTGCTGTTTTGTCGCTCATGTGCCCGGCCGTGTACTCCTTCGCTACGATGTACCCTTCAATTTTCTTTTTGCCGCAGGCAGATAGAAGAATTGCTGCCAAGGCGATTGCTGCGTATTTCATGGATGCAATGTTTTTGAGTTCCTCATTTTAAAAAACTAAGTAGCGAAATTTCTCCGGACAAAACTTTATCCGCCCGGCTGTCAATAATGTCGTCAAACTTTGATTGGCAAAGTGCACCACATTCAGGAATTATTATTTCAGTGTCGCGGCCAGCTGTTGGCGATAGTTCATCCAGGAAGGTGCCATTGATGCAGCTGTGGCCGGCGGCTCTTTCTGCCGTAGCCATATTCTTGAAGTGCTGGGGAAAGTCCGTTCTGATTTTATTCCAATATCCTTTGCCTCCTTTGGTACATCCAATGCAATTATTATTGTTGTAGCCGAGGCCATACATGGCCGGGATTTCAATTCCTGCAGTCTGAATGATACCGGCGCACTCATTCTTGTCAAGCTGATTTTCTATGAGCGGGAATACTGGACGTGTATCAGGGAACTCCTGCAGGAAGCGGATAGCGCGGTTGACCTGGCGTGTTTCACACTCAAATCCCCAAACCTGATAGGCAGATGGGAACAGCATTTCCACAGTACGCCTTACCTTCTTTTTCAGTTCCTCCGTACACCTGGCACCGTCCGGGCCATTAACGTAGCCAGTATCTTCAATGACTTCAAACTGGTCTTTGTAAATTCTGTTTTGGAACTGCTTTATCTCCTGTCCATACCATCTCTCACAGTCTGCTTTGAATCGTAGAGTATCTGGATGGTGACTGTTGATATGGATGTAGCATAGCTCTACTTTTTTGAACATCTTCAGTGCAAGCCAGCATGCAACAGCGGATGTTATTCCACCACTCCACCAAGCAATTACAGGCTTGTCAGTGACGACCTGTTCATTTTTGTAGTCTGGGAAAAGCATGATGCAAGAATCCCTGCTCAGGTTTGGCAGGCAGGCCTCCCCCGAGCAGGGATTAAAAATGAGTTATGAATGGACTGCCTTCCTTTCACCCGGTCCTTCCGGTGGTTGCAAAGATACGCAAGGTCTGGAATAAACAACAACTCCGGTACCTTTTTTCTTTACCAGCCATGGCCGTATCTCGGACAGAGTTTTGCCTATCATCCATGCGACAATTGGTGGCGCCAGTGTTACTTTGGAATCTACTGTAACCAGGGCGAAACATGCATAGCCAATGTCAATCCAGAACAGTTGTTCCACTTGCCGGGGCATTTTCCCTTCGGCTTATGAAAACGAACGAACGATTGCGTGAAAGATTCGGTGAGTTGCCTGGTATTCCTCGGGCATTTCTATAAAGTTTTGGATTGAAGTCCGGCCGTTCATTGCAGCTTCTATCTTTCTTTGATGATTGTGTACGGCATTTGCTCCAAGGGTTTTGTCGCTGAGCAGGAGTGATACCATTTCGGGAGTAAATTTGGAGTTACCAACTGATTGGTAGCCGAAGGTTTCTACCCATTTGTCAATTGCCGCAGTAGCTACTTTTGAGATCGTGAGGATAAGCAGGGTGTCTTGTATCATTTGCTATACCGGCTGCCTATACGCCGGAAGGTTTTGGGGTTTAATCTGATTGCTGATTTAAGAAGGAATATTGGTCCGCCGAGGCCTGGTGTATTCGGCCGATTTTCAGTGAGAATTTTCAACGCCTGCTTGATAAGTTCGTCTTTTTGTGAAAGAAGGCCCTCTGCTATTTTCGTACAAGACTTGACAGCCTGGTCAGTTTCAAAATCGGCCTCGTCGCCTTTGGGTCCAAAACATTCATTTATCGCAGTGCACATTTTCTTTTCAATGCTGTTCATCGTATCGTTTTTTTCAGTAAAAAATAACTCGTATGAGTAGTCCTTTCTTTCTTGCTTTTTTAATCATGTCGCCGGTGCCGGTACTGAACTCGTCCCAAAAGGCAATCAGGGCGTCGGCATTGTCAGCCATCTGCTGGTTCCTCACCGGTCCGCCGGCTTTGCCAAGACCTTTGATATACGGATAAACTACTACTGGATATCCGCGCTCATTCGCATATTCCTCACCCAGCTTGTCGGCGCCAACACAGCCACCTGATACGATGGTGATAGGCGTTCTAACTTTTGCCAGGATGTTGTCGCACTTTTCGCAGAGCAGGGGATAGTCGTTAAATGTCCTGCCGCCGGCTATGATTACTCGCATGGTTGTTCTTGTAGTTTGCTAGTCGTTGCTTTGCGTCCGTCAGTTTGTAAGCGAGGTTGGCGGCCAGGTGCTGCCACTTCTCTGCAGTTGCGTTTGGCGCCTTGAACATCTTTGATGTTTTTATCACCTCGAATACAATGCCCCACTGTGTGAGCTTAGTGTATATCAGACCTAATCCGGGCGGCACTTCATCAGCTTTTATCAGCCCCTCCGGTACCACGAAATAGAACCTGTTGCAGCGCTCATTGCAAACAATCATGTCGTGTTTGGTGCGTGGTTCGTAAACGGCCCCTTCATAGGTGTAGGTGGCAAAGACTTTCTTCTCTATTCGGTCCGTTTTTACGAGTGTTTCCTTTTTGAAATCATTTTTGAAGTCGGCCCGGCTGATCTTGATTTCGTATTCGCTGTACTGGCCGGACTTTGAAACCTTGAGCACGTCGCATTCAAAGTGGCCCAGGAAGTAGTTGGGCACGATGATGTCCGTCGGGTTGGTCCGGATGTTCTTCATCAGCGCCAGCTGGATTGCAGAGCTATTTAGCTTGGTCATTACGATAGTCTTTAGCGAAAACCTGCTTCTCCACAATCTGCATGCGCTTGCGGAGCCGGGTGCTGCGGGATGTGTTGTCCTTTATCTTCTTCTCGGCTTCGTTCAAGTTGTGCATGAGGTCATATCTTATTGATTACGTTTATTCTCGTATTTCCTTTTCTTTCTCGTATTCTCCTACAGTTAGGTAGGTTACTCCAGAGGTCGCTAACTGATTAATATTTCCAGTAATTAACCCATTGCTGTTTTGCAGCCATTCTGGAACAGCATGTTCACCGAGTTTTGTCAGCATTATTACTCCATATATTTCCTTAACCGAATAGACATAGCCCTTTTCGAGAACGTCTCCAAGGTCTCTGCCCACTATTACTCCTGAAAAGTCGCGTAGGTTAGTTATTCTACAAATTTTTGGTTTTTTTTCTGACATGATTTTCCTGATTTATGTGAGTTTATTTTCTTCCGTAGTCTGCCGGGTTTTCACCGAAATTCTTGGTGTCCCAATTCAAAATACGGTTTGGATAGCTGTTGTTCTTCAACCATTCCTCTGCCTCTTGCAACCTGGTCAGCACATCCACATTCTCCGGTATATGCTCCAGTCTTGTCTTTGCTCTTTTGTTTCTGACCCACGCCCTTGCCGTAGTTCTGTCACTGTAAATCGGGCAACCTATTCCGTAATCGTGGCAGTGTTTCAGTGCATCTACTATGCCTAAAAATTCCGCGATGTTGTTTGTGCCGCCCGGGCAAATATCGGTTTCCAGTATCATCCTTTCATCGGGCATCGTGATAGCCTGCCATTCCATTTCATGCCTCTTGCTCGAGTAAGCGCCATCAACTACGATGCAGGGGTACTCAATGTAGGCATTCATCTGCGACCTCACACTCCTAGTTGCCGGCGGCTTTTTCTGAATCCTGAATGGGGCTCCTGCGAATGCTAGTTCGGCCTGATGCTTGTTTGGATAGGATTTGAACTTGGCGCCTTTGAAACCATCAACCAGTGTTTTGCAGATTGCCCAGCTGTCAAAGACTCCTGTTCTTCGGCCTTGCCAGACGACGTAGAACTTTTTTTGTTTTTGCTTCATTATACTTAATATACTATAAAGGTTATTACTTAAACATAGAATAGCAAACGGAGAGCGGAAGGGAGAGGCGTAGGTTTGCCATCCTCAATCAAACAAATGATCAAGGATGGAACGACGATGAACAGCACTACGTTTTCACGTTTAGTCTTCAACGTACACAAGTCAGCATTTAGGTGCTTGTGCGTGGGAACAACTTTACGAACTCTAAACAATCCGTCAGTTCTGGCTTCTCCCTTTGTTCTGCCATTGAGGTGTGAACTGAATCCCTCGGTCCCTCGACTCCTGACACTTACGCCCCGCGTTGTTACTCCCCGCCGGCATTTGATGTAGAAACATCAGTTCAATAAGTGCGAGCAATCCAAACGTCACCGGGCCAAATAGAAAAACCCGTAGACCTTGGAGGGCATCTACGGGCAGTTTCAGAAAAATCGCGGTCGTGCAACCAATACTGTTAATCTGAACGTGCATTCAGACCTCCAAGTATGAATTGCACTGTAAAGCTACAACTCTTTTCCAAACCACCAAATATTTTTTCTAATTTTACCTCGATACCAAAAATCACATCAAATGAAATTCAAGACAAAGCCGGTAGAACTTGAGGCTATCCAGTGGACGGGCGAGAACTGGCCTGACGTACAGCGAGAGTTCATGCACGAAGACCGGCTGGTGTACGATGGCCGGCTATGGATTCGCGAAATCAGCGCCAGGGTTATGCGGAATGAAGAAGTCAATGTCGACGACTATCTGTTCTACGACGAACGCCAGCAGCTGTGCCGCGCGTCCCTTCACGGCATACGGAGCAAATACGATCTGCAGACTGCCTTGGTTGCATCTGAACAACCAGAGGATATAACTGAAGTCGAGTGAAGTGCCCGGAAACGGGAAAGACCAGGTTTGATAGAAAGCGCGATGCGCAGACGTTCATCAATACCCGGCCTCCTGAGCCCGTCCTGCGCATTTACCGTTGCCCTTCGTGCCAGACTTACCATGTAACGAAGAAGCATAAGCCAGAAGCCGTGCCTCGTATATTCCGCAATTACCAACTACAACATGCTGGGGAGTTCGCAAGATTCCTGGCAGAAAACAATCAAGATGGCGAAAGAAATTAAAGGCCAGATTTGGAAAGGCAAATGCACTGCCATGGCCATAGACCCGTACTATGGCGGGGAAATGATGAAGATGTGGAAGCAGTTAAAAGAGCTGGTTCCATCAACTGTGAGTAGCATGGTTGACCTCGACAAATACTTTCGCTACCTGGCTCTTTGTTTCGACCCGCACAGCCCGTTGGTGAAGGAGGTAGAGGAGTTGAAACGCCGGCGTAACATGGCTAAAAAAGAAGTCGGTTTTGTGGGCGAAGGTGATGTCTTGATTGAAATAAATTTCCTGAAGTTCACTCGCAGCCGACTATGGCAATTGATTTCGGTAAACGAGATACTGTTCGATTCTCACATGGAACAACTGCTCACTCCTATCAGCGGCGACACAGAAGAAGAAAAGCTGAAGTGTGCTGAGAAGCAAGGGAAGCTACGTGTAGAGATGGCAAAAATAAACGAAGACATAACCAAGTATCGCCGGCAGATGTTTGAGGGTGATGTTGTTCTTGACGAGGCTGCCACAGTAATGCCGGTAGATGCAGAGTCCATGGTTCGTTGGAACAAAGCGAACCGCGTAGAGGAATAGTATATTTGCACTGAACTATGTTTAGCCCAATAACTGTTGAAAAAGCGCGTGGCCAGGTCATAAACGTCCAGGGATTGGAATGTCATTTGCCTGCACGCGGATGGATATGGAACCCTTTTATCGGCAACAAGCGTGCTGATGGGAGTTTTGAAGGGGACTGGTATCGCGCTCAACACCCAAGTGTCCGGGGTGAAGGGACTACTGCAGGCGTATTCCGTCGGAGTACGGCAGAGTCAGAGAACTACTGGCAGCCAGATAGCCGGCTCTGGCTAAAGCAAAAGGACACTTTTGTTGAGGGCGAGTATTGGCGTTGGGAGCGGTGGGAGAAACAGCAGGAAGAAGAAAGAAAGAAAAAGCCCGATTACGAGCACCCAGAACTCCGGAAGTTCCACGAAACATTTGCCGGTAAGCCTGCACGCATTCAGACCTATGCAGACCTTGTGGCTTTCAAGACCGAGATGTGGCTCTACCGTCTATCTGGATTCTGGTTTTCGAATAAAGGAGAAGCTACTTATATCACTGGTGCATACTGGTACTTCCTTTCTGTGTATCAGATGGATGTTGGCCTCCCCAAATACAAAGAGATTGACCGGGATTATTTCTACTTCTGGCAGTATTGCCTGGAAGACCCGTTGTGCTATGGCATGATTGAAATGACGCGCCGACGTCTTGGTAAAAGTTATCGTTGTGGCGCCATCGGTCTGGAAATGACATCGCGTAATGACCAGTTCAATATGGGCATCCAGTCGAAGTCGGATGAAGATGCGAAGAAAGCATTTAAGAAAACGGTAGTATCTCCATTCAGGAAGTTGCCGGCATTCTTTCAGCCGTTGTCGGACATCCCGCCATCCGGCAAGTCACCGACGTCAGCGCTCAAATTCCAGACCGGTAAAATGAGCACTGACGAAGACGAGCTGGAAAGCATGATCGACTTTGGCTCGTCCAGTACCGACTACTACGATGGTCAAAAACTGGGCTTCTACTACCACGATGAAATCGGTAAGACTAAGCTGGTTGACGTGTTCGAGAGGTGGGACACAGTGAAGATGTGTTTGGTGGATGACCGTTCAAGAATAATAGGCAAGTCCATAAATACCACTACGGTGGAAGATATGGATAAGGGTGGTAAGCCGTTCCTTAAAATGTGGAAGGGGAGTGACCACAATAATCGCGGCGTAAACCGTGATGGCCGTCCGAATAAACAAACCAAGACAGGTCTTTACAGATTCTTCACACCAGCACAAAATACAATCTTCATTGACAAGTGGGGCAGGCATGATCCGGTAAAAGGACTGCAGAAGATTGCTGATGATATTGATGCTCTCGATGGTGACCAGCGTGCAATTTCTCGCTACAAGCACAAGATGCCGACGTGTGAACGCGATGCCTTCCAGGCGGATGCTGACACCTGCGTAATGAGCCAGCCGGTCAAGATAAATGAAAGACTGACTGAGCTTACCTTATTGCAGACTCCTGTGTACCGTGTTGGCAATTTCCGGTGGAAAGACGGAGTCGTAGATAGCGAGGTTGAGTTTGTTGAAATGAACAACGGCAAGTTCATGGTGTGCGAACTTCCTATACCTGACCGGCGGAATAAGTTCCGCATGCGAAACCGCTCCAAGTGGCCTGACAATACGGATATGTACCTTGCGGGTATTGACCCCTTCGACTTCGCGCTGGTAAAAGCGGAGGACGAAAAGAAAATGTCAAAGGGTTCGCTCTGCATAAAGCGTCTTCCTCACCCAGCGCATGATTCTAATTTTGAGAATGGCCCTGTTTGTCTTTATCTGAACCGTCCAAGCAATCCAGAAATATTTTATGAAGACTGCCTGATGGCCCTGTTCTTCTATGGCGCAATGTCGCTTACGGAAAACAACAAGGCAAACATATTCAACTACTTTGAAGACCGAGGCTACATTGAATACATGGCCTGGTACAAGGGGGAGCGCCGTGGTGTAACGAACACCGCGAACTCCCGAGGTGGTGGGGTCAATGGGCACATTGCTGCTATTACTGACGTATTTTTGTGCAATCACCTAGAAACAGTTGTCTTCCCCATTTTGCTTGAGCAGTGGTTGGCGTTCAACCCGCAAGCAACGACAGAATATGATGCTGCCATGGCGTTCGGGTATGCAGAAATGCTTGTAAAAGACCCAAAGTTTAAGCCGGCAGACCCATCAAAGAGCCTTCCAAAAATCAGTGATTTTATAAGCTGGTACAAATAATCCGACTCCGACCGTAATATATTCCAATCCATAACCGGTACAAGATTCCATGGCAGATACTAACTACTCTTTCCCCAAAGAGAATGAAAACCCGAAGGTTAAAGCTAAAAAGCCATGGCTTCTTCAGTTCGTGAAAGCCGCTGTGTACACTTCCGGCCGGTTCAATGAGAAAGCAATTGGTGCTGTCAGTGCCAGTCGCTACAACATGATCACGCGCTATGTATTGGCTGAACAGGATACGACACAATACAAGAAGATGTTGTCCCGCAGCCAGGATGCTTCATCTGTGAAGCTGGCTGTTGACTGGACTCCGCGATCCTTTGCCTACAAGCTGCGTCGGGTGGCTGTTGAAAGAGTGCTTGATTCTGGCTACGATATTATCATCAACCCTATTGACCCACTGGCACAGACGGAGCTTCGTCGTGAACTGTCTACGGCAAAGGCAAAGGCACTTCTTCGTGAAGCTGCTGCCGGCGACCCTGAACTGATGCAGTCGCCTGCCTTGCGGCCGAAGGAAGGGGAGCCAGAAGACCTGGCTGGCGTTGAGATAAGTGAGCTGGGCGCCCGGCACCGGACGGCAATGGAAGCGGAGATGGTTGTCGAGTCTGTGTTTAATCAGAACGACTATGCAGGCCAGCGCCGCAGCCATGTGAGTGACCTCTTTGACTTTGGTGTTACCGCCTCAAAGGATAGCACCGAGGGTTACTATGTTGGTGTGCGTCGCTGTGACCCACGCATGCTACTTCTCTCCCACTGCCGCTATCCAGATTTTAGCGACCTGAAGTATGTTGGCGAAGTGATGGAAGTTCCGGTAAGCCAGCTGGAGGCCATGGGCTGCGGTGAGATTTCTCAGGAAGACATCGACGGCCTCTACAAGAATATATTGTCAATGGCCTTTGACCCTAGTAATATATTGAAGTTCAACGTTGGCCAGTATGACAACGCTGCCGACTTCTCAGCACGGGGCAAAGTGTTCGTCGTTGACCTGGAGTTAAAGACCACCGATGTTATCCGTCGGGAAGACCGCAAGAGCGGTGCCGGCAATCCTATTTACGATAAAGTAGAGTACGAAGAAAAAGAAACTGAAAGAAAGAAAATAAAGGACATTCCGGTTCAGCGTATCTACCGCTGCAAGTGGGTTGTTGGCACTGATATTCTTTTCGATTACGGCCTTGCCAGAAACCAGAAGCGCGACCCAAAGAACAAAGCCTGTGCTCAGTTCTCGTTCCACATAGCGACGTCAGAGTTTTCTGATATGCGTGCCTACTCCCGGATGGAAAGTCTGATACCGTATATCAACGCGGCTCAGATAATGGTGTACAAGATTGAGGACACCTTGCAGCGTGGACACACTGGCGGTTATGCGTTCGACCTTGATGCTTTGGAAGATATTGCCATCGGCGCGGCCGGTGGTGATGCAATGTCGCCGAAAGACCTGATTGATATGTTCATGGACTCCAACGTGATTGTGAGCCGGAGCAAGGGCGGTCCTTATGGTGGCGGCAAGCAGAATGGCAATGGTCAGGTAGCGACGTGGATTGATGGCTTCACCGGTAAGGAACTGGTACAGTATTGGGACCAGCTCCGAAGCAACATCCAAATGATGAAGGACACGCTCGGACTCAACGACGTGACCGACGGTTCTACTCCCAATTCAAAGAATCTGACTTCTACTACCGAGGCTGCCATCAACGGGACAAACAATGCGCTTGGCGACCTGTACTATGGCATTCAGGCATTGGAGAAAGCGCTGGCTGAATCCGTTGTTATACGCTCTCAGGATATTATACGGGATGGGAAAGGTGAAGCCTTTGCCGGCATCCTCGGTTCGGGAAGCGTGAAGTGGATAAAGGGAGTTCCGGATATCGACAAGTACACCTATGGTGTTGTTGTTGTGCCGCAACCTTCCCGTGATGAAGAACTATTGTTCCAACAGGATATGACGGAGGCTATGCAGTTGGGTATGATCACGATTGCCGACAAGCTGTTTATCCGCAATATCAAAAACCTCAAGCAGAAGCAGGATTATCTCGCCTACAAGGTCCGCAAGAACCAGGAGAAAGCTCAGCAGAATGCACTTCAGCAGCAGCAGCAAACCGGCCAAATCCAGCAGCAGTCTGCCCAGATGACTGCCCAGCTCAAGCTGCAGGAAATCCAGGCAGATGCAGAAGCGAAGAAGGATATCGCTACCCATCAGCATGCACTGAATATGGAAGAAGAAGTGACAAAGGGCAACTACCTGTTGGAAGCAAAGCGTATCGACGCTACCGGCCGCGTGGAGTCAGCAGACCTGCAGGCGCAAGGGCGCTCTACCGACAACCTCCGCAACAACCTGACCAATCTTGCGAAAGAAGGGATGGAAGACAAAGCTGCTATTCTTCAAACATCAGACTTAGAATCAGAAGTTGAACCGCTTACCGATGCAAATACGCCGCTCCAAATCACCATGCCGCAATTCCAGGGTTTCTCGTTCCTTCAACCGCCAGCACCGACACAGCCACAAGGGCAGCAGCCGATGTTACCGGAGCAAGGCATGGAAGGAATGATGGCTATGCAGGGTGGTGAAGAAAATATGTTGCCTGAAATGCAGATGCAACAGTAACTTTACAACTTGACCGTAATATAATCTGATACCAAATCTATATCATGGAACCAGAAATTAAATGGGGAGGCGATAGCGATGTTGCCATTGACCCAGCACACGAAGCACCGGCTGAAACACCGACCGAGCAGCCAGCTCCAGAAGTGCCCGCTGTAGAACCTGCACCCGCAGTTGTCGAACCGGCAGCACCGGTTGTAGAAACTCCTGCTACTCCGGAAGTCCCAGCGCCGGCGGTAGCCGCTCCTGCAGTGGAACCAGCGCAGCCAGCACCAGCAGCCGCGCCTGCACAACCTGTTGACTCTTTTGCTGCCCTCGGCATCCCAAATGACGAGTATCACCAAAAGCTGATTGAGGCTGCGAAGACCGGCGACCTGCAGAACTTCATTAAGTCACAGGCGGTAGATTACAAAAGCATGACAGCGCAGGAAATCCTGCGTGAAGATATTCGCAGAGGCCTGCCTGACCTTTCAGAAGCTCAGGTTGAACGCCTCTTGCAAAAGGAGCTCGATTCTAAATATCAGCAAGGGGACTATGATGATGACGATGTAGCCATCGGTGTGAAACGTATGGAGCGGGATGCCAATAAAATCCGGGAGGGATTTATTGCTGAACAACTCGCATACAAAGCACCGCAGATTACAGACCCATCCATAGCTTTTCAGGAGCAAATGCAAGCTCAGCAACAGCAGATGGAGCAAGAAAAAGCCGCTTTCCAGCAGCGTGTTGAAAACGACCCAGGATACAAACAGTTCGGGACGAACCGTGTAGTAGAATTGGGTAGTGGTGACGACAAGTTTAACTATGCCGTCCGCGACAACGTTGATGTGATGGGGCAAACGATGGACATCAACAAGTTTGTGTCCAACTTCCTTGACCCGGACGGGCAGGGTGTTCCACAGTTTAATCTGAAGAAATGGCTTGGTGTACTGGCCTATGCCAACAATCCGGCTGCCTTTGAAAAGGCGCTGATTGACCATGGCCGCACCCTTGGCACCAAGAATGCTGATGCGGAACTGCGCAATCCTGATAGTGTTGTTGCCGGTATCAAGCCAGCGACGACCGACCCGAATGCTATTAAGTGGAAAGCATCCAACTAAACCGAAAAACTAACTCAACACCATGCCACAAGGTACATTTACTGGTAACTACGCAGGCGTCCCATCGCTGCTCTACCAACCCGACATCCGCAAAGAGCTTATCAAGCGCTACCAGGATGATGACTTCGTCAACTTCCTCGACAAGACCGGTGCGTGGACAAAGAAGACTGACGACAAGTTCGTTACGGCCTTTGATAGTCCGCTGAACATCGTTGTTGACACCACTGGTGCGACAGTAACCAACTCCGGCACTGCGACCGTGACTGTGACAAACCTGCAGGGCGCCAACGCCAACCAGCTTATCGTTGGTAAGATGGTGATGTTCCCCAACGGCCTGCAAGGTCGTGTACAGACTGTTACAACTACCACGCTGGCAAACGATACGGTAACCATCCGTAGCACTGCAGCCGGCAATCCGAACCTGACCCTCGTTGCAGGTGGCATCCTCGTTCCTTACTCCAACCACCAGGAAGAAGGCTCCCTGCAGCCAGCTCCTGAAATCTGGCCACTGACTACCCTGACCCAGCTGATCGGTATCTTCCGTAAGACTGGCGGTATCACCGACGTAGCCCGTGCCCGTAACAACGGCTCTTTCCGTCTGGAAATTGGTGGCAAAGAAGCAATGGGTTCATGGCAGGCTGTTCGCACCCTGATGTCCCACCGTGCTGACATCGGCTATGGTTTGCTGATGGACGAAATCACTGACCCGAACTTCACCAATACCACTCCGACTGTTGTTGGTGCCCAGGGCTCCGGTGTTCAGTTTGGCCGTGGTCTTGTACCAACCATCCGTGACTTCGGCTGGAACTACAGTCTGACTACCCTCGGTACGCCTACCTTGGCTGACCTCGAAGGTATCACCAACCTTATCACCGCTGTTCGTGGCGCTGACGAATACATGTTGGTAGGCTCCCGTGCCGCTGTTGCACGTATGAGCTCCTTCTTCAAGAACCTCGGTTCTGCCGGCCTGACATCTGTACGCATGATGGTCAATGGTCGTGAAGTTGACCTGACCGTGGAAGAGTTCACCTTTGGTGGCCGCACTTTCCGCATGGCAGCCTGGAACACCTTCGACAACCAGCAAGTGCTGCTGACTTCGAATGCTGTTTCCAAGACCCTGTATGCAATCCCTTACGGTACTGCCCACGTTTACTCCGGTGGCGGCAAGGATGTACCTTACATGGGTGTTGGCTACCTGCCAGTGATTCACCCTGGTGATGGTACTGAAAAGCAAGCCGAGGTTCACCTTGGTGCCCTGGCTGTAAATCCTACAAGCGGCACTGCCCGTGAGGATTGGGTTTACGAAACCATGTGTGCGCTTGACATTGCCAACCCTTATATGTTTGGCAGCATCCGCGTCCTCGCATAAACCAACTGGTAGCCGCCCTGTCTTGATGGGGCGGCTATTATTTACTTCGTTTACCAACAAAAACACCATCATACCAAAATGTTACAAGCAGAAATTGATGGCAAGTGGGGTCCAATACCAAAGGAACTCTTGCCCGAAATCCCCGCAGAAGGAACGGTATCTGTGTACGAGTTCGTGTACAGCTTCCCTGACTTTGCCACAAAGAAGAAGTCCTGGCAGAACCATGTCATGATTCATCCCATCAGCAAAATCCGTGATAAGAAAGGCCGGATAATCCGCATCGGTCTTGTTGGCGGCATCGACACTGTTGGCAATCTGAAGACTGAAGAAATCCGCCAGCTACACTTCTACCCGCAAAACACCCGTGGCCGCATCAGCATTGAGGCCGGCAAGAGCGCTGAACAAGACGAGCTGCAGCAATACCTCGAGTTGACTTCTCAGAATGAAAGCAGCCCGTACCGCGATACAGCCGTTGATCCGGTAATCCGCAAGGTAGATTTCGTTGGCCGTGCCAAGAAAGACCGTGCTGACCGTGAGAAGAAGCGCGATGCCATCGGCTACGCTTACAGCCTCAAGAAAGACGAAGACATCACTCGTACAGCTTTGCTGTTGGGTATCGATTCTGACCGCGACCTTGAGCTGGTGATGAACGACATCGAAAAGCAGGCCGAAGAAAACCCGGACAACTTCATGCAGGTGGTGAATGACCCGAATGCAGACATCCAGGTGGCGTATGCTGAAGGCATGAAGAACGGCAACCTCGTTTGGGACCCGATTCTGAGCCAGGTAAAGTGGGGCGCCAACAACGCCAGCATCATGCAGGTGGCCAATGCCGGTGAAGCGAAGTCTGAGTTTACGAATTTTGTGAACAAGGATGGCAACGGCAAGACTGTCTACAATCAGCTGCTTACCCTGAATGGTAAGGCTCCTGCCGAGGACAAGCCTGCTGACGAAACGGCAAGCAAACCTAAAAAGTAATACCCACGCCCTATCTGCTGTGAAGTAGGTGGGGTGTTGGTATCAAGAAAGGTCGGGGTGATGCCCGGCCTTTCGCTATTTATAAAAGCCCGTATGAAAGCAAAGATATTCGCGATCGTTTCCCATGAGAAGGTTGAAATGGGGGAGAGACACTTTGAGGTTATGCCATGCGTTGGCGACAGCATAGAGCTGCAGAAGACCCGGTGGAAGGTGCTGAGCCGGTACTTCCCGGAAGGTGGTCCTGTTGAGCTCCTGTGCCTGCCTTTCCTTATTGGGCCAATATCTGATTTGCCGGAGTCGTAGGATTTGCTATATTTGTGGTGAGAGGTGGTGTAGAGTACCCGACCTCTAATCGGGAGGTCGCCAGTTCAAATCTGGCCTTGGGTGGGAGTACCCCAGCCAAGTAGCTCAGTAGAGAATCCGCTCTCTCATTTGGACCTGATTCCGCATTCAGATTAAACCCGCTACTTGCGGGTTTTCTTTTGCCCGTACTATAAGGTGCAATGACAACCATCTTTGACGCATACCAACTCGTTCAATTCATACTGGATAAAGACCGGAATGGGTTTGCCTCGCCGGCCGATGTGTCGAAAGCGTTGGAAGTTGGACAGCAGACAGTTTACGACCGGTACTATGCTTTCAACTACGGCGAAAACCAGGCTTCTGTTGAAGCGCTACGCCCTTTCGTGAAGGTAGTTCCGCAGACAGCGAGTGCTACCGGTTTGCTCACCGTCCCTGCTGACTTTGTGCATGTGCTCAGTATCAACTCTACGGATGATGCGACTGTTTACGAACCGGTGCTGCAGGTCGAGCTGAGTGACACGATAAAGAGCGTTCTGTACCCGATTGCTGAATGGCCAAAATACATGGCTATTTCTTCCGGACTGCAGCTGTACCCAAAGACGTATGCTGATGTGAGTCTGCATTACCTGGCCCGGCCGGTTGCGCCTGTTGTTGGTGTGACTGTGACGGGGAATCAGGAAACGTATGACCCAAACACAAGTGTTCAGCTGGGTTTCGACAATAAGTATTGGGTGGAAATCATTGCCGCCAGTTTGCCTTACCTCGGCGTGAATCTTTCGGATGAACAAGTGGTGGGTCTGAGTGGCGTGTACAATCAAATGACTAAGAAACCGTAATGGCAACGACAAAGGCAATCATGGCGGAGCAAATCTACCGCATCTTACAGGGGGGTGTTCCTTCTGAAGTAAGAGCGCGTGTGGGACTGCCGGAGATAAAGGCTGCGATCGGCAATGCCTGTGGTGGCCTGCTCAAGGCAAGCCATCTCGATACGGTTCTGAACATAGATGGTGAAAGCATCCCTGATGGTAGCATGATAGCTGTGTATGAGAATCGTCCGGTAGAAAGAATACCGGGCAAAGGCTCTCCGCAAGCGCGTGTACAGCTGCCGGCCAATCCTATTCAGATGCCTGAGAAGATGGGCGTATTCGCAGTGTATCCGAGCGGCAGGCGTGACGAAGAATGGATGCCTCTGCCGGCGGGAGTGTATTCTTTCATTATGAAAGACCGCTTAATCAACCCTATAAACTGCAAGTGTTACACCTGGGGTTCAAATAGGTTTATTACTATCCATGACGACCTCATAGGTGCCGGCATCGACACGGTGGACATTGAACTTTGCGTGGCTGATTTGTCAACGCTTGGCGATAATGACCCGTTACCGGTGCCAGGTGATATGGAACCACAACTGATACAGACAGTGCTGCAGATATTTGGATTTGAAGTACCGACGAACAAGAAGCAAAGTGATGAAGTAAGTCCTCCGGGCACAAAGAATTAATCCATGGCACAAGCAAAGGGCGCGTTCATCAGCGTACATGAAATAGCAATCAGCTGGCTGCTGAAGCGTGGCAAGACAAATCACTCTTGGTATCGCGTTTTGGTGTATGCAGCTGAGTGCGTGCGTGAATTGGCTCTGACTACTATTGCGCCTGTACAGCACACAATATTACAGCGAGATGCTGGTACTCCGTGGTGGGAGCTCCCGTACGGCTACACCGATTGGGTAAACGTCGGTGTACAGGTTGGCGGCTACTACCGGCGCGTGGGTGTGACTGACAGGCTAATTCCGGTGCCGGGACTGAAAGGTTCGTCTGAGTTCAACAGTGAGTTTGGTCCTGAAGCCGGCGGACAACAGTGGGCGTCATGGGCGCAGAATGGGCAGGTTGATACACCGGCATCCTTCAACAAAGCTGACTTTGCCAAAAAGCAATTGCTGACGGCTCCATTCAGCAAAAATGTGGTGCCGAACAATGGCAACAGCCTGGCAGAGCAAGGTCTGTTTTCGCTTGGCGACTTCATGGACTATGGCTATGGCTGGCGTTACAGCGGCATGCCCACCAACTTCACCTTCGGCTTTGGCGCAGCGCACCGGGTGGATGAAGTATGCTTCAATCCTGAGGCTGGCGTTATCATGTGCAATCCCGGGTGGGGTGCTACATCGTTGTTCCTGTCCTACATCGGGGTGGGCAACATCGATACCATGAGCAATGTGCCTTTGATGGCCCAGGCTACTGTGATGGCCTACATTGACTGGCAGTGGCAAAAGAACAAGCGTCGCGGGGAGAATGTAGTTGCATTGGAGGTCGAGTTCGACAAGCAGCACCGGATTCTTCGTGCCCGTAAAAACGACATCACTACTACTGACCTTATCCGTGCGGTGAATTACCCGGCTTACTCGGGTTCCGGATATAGCGGTGGCGCAAGTTATTACAGCCAGATACCGCCGCTGCAGGTTGTCAATTCTCAGTCCAATGACTTCAACATCGTCCTGGATGCAAGCAATAGCACGACTACTACAATCACAAGTCAGCAGATTGCCGGCAACGTGGTATGGATAGCTTACGGCAACCAGCAGTACAACACTGGCGACTTCAGCCAGAACGGCACAACGATAACGCTTACCAATGGTAACGTGCTTACTTACGGCCTTACAGTAACAATACACACCCAGCAATGAAATACCTGATATTCATTCTTTTTCTCTTGCCGGTAAAAGCAATGGCTCAAGGGCCAATACCCATTCGATTTGCGAGTACGGCTGGTCGGCCGTACGATACTGGGTTTACTGAAAATCTGCGAGTAAACAGCAGTGTGCGGTTGCCGTTCTACGGTACAGCCGATACCAGCAAGGTGCTCGGTATCGATGCCCAGGGTCGCCTTACCGTGCGCACAAAGGGCAATGCTACATCCGGTATCTCCGGGTTGAGCGTGAATAACATTCCCCGCGCAGCATCGGCAACCACCCTTACCACAAGTAATATCTGGCAGGTGGGTTCTTATACTGGCCTTGCCAATAGTAATCCCACAGCGACGCTGGATGTGATAGGAACGATAAAGACAAGCATCCTGGCTGAGTTCACAGACGATGCGGCTGCGGCTACCGGTGGAATTGCTGTTGGTCAATATTATCGTACCGGCTCCTTCGTGAAACAGCGAATAAATTAATCGCGTTCGTATTATCTCGTAAATCCTACAACTTACAACCATGCCTTATAAAATTTCCATGCAGGGTAGCTCTGCCCTCTTTCAGCAGTATGACGAGGACGGCGATCCCGTCGGGAATGCTTATGCTGCCGCTCGAGAAAATATCGCTACTTCCATCAGTTCTGACCGGATGATGATCAGCTTTAAGAACACAGAGGACAACACGGCTATTTTTGGCAATGGTGTTCCGACCGACGAGCTGATTACTGATAACAGCACGACTGCGCTATACCCGGATGTTGACGCATTCATAGCGAACTCTGCTTTTTTTCTTTTTGAGGGTGGCGGAACCGGCAGCGGCCTTCCCTCTATGGTAGGAAATGCCGGGAAAGTGCTTTCGACAAATGGCACATCTGCAAGCTGGGAAGCTATTAGCGCTCGGTTCAACATTGTCGATTATGGAGCTGTTGCGGCAGCACCGGGAGAAGACCCTGATGATGTGCCCGACTCTACTCCCGCAATCCGAGCAGCTCTTAATGCAATTTTGGCGACTCCTACTAAGTCGGGCACGATTTGGGTGCCCAAGGGAGTTTTTTATCTTCAATCCGCTCCGCTTACTGATGGCTATGGGCGTCGTGGGCAAATAATGGTTCCTCTATTTACGGAGGCAGTTGGCACAAATGGGATTTATCCGTGTATTCGAATTGAGGGAGAGGAGTTCCCGGCCACCGAAGTCCAGGCGTTGATAGAGACAGTGCCGCCTTTGAATGGCTCAATGCTCATTTCTAATTATTTGGCTCCAGGTGGTCAACACTTTAGTGTAATAAATGTCGCTGCAAATTCGGATGCTACAACTTTTGAAAAGGTAAACTGGGTGCGGGTGGATGTTCACAATCTTGGTGTTGGTACCCGGACGCATGACATAAATGGCAATCCTGCACGGATATCGTCAGATGCTGTAGACCTTGATTGGGCTGCGCAAAGTATAAATGGCGATGTCCGCACATTCACAAGCGTAGCGCCTATAAATTCGTTAAATCCAATGCTTGGCGGTGTAGAAACTGTTGGTTTCCGGATGCCACGCGGCAGCAATCACGCTACTTGTACAATTAATTATTTGCTTACAAACGGATTTTCATTTGGGTCATGGTTGGGCGAACACACTATTGCCAATCGGATAATTGCTGTAGGTAATGACACAGGTCTTCTTACTTCCGGGGAGTACCCTATTCAGGTCAACAGTTACTGTACAGAAGCAAATCGTTATAACCATAGGTGCACCAATGCAGCTAATGTCAGTTTTGGCATGATTGAAGGAGAGAATTTTAAGCCTTCAACGCTTCCACAATTTGCGAACGCAAATGACTTGGATTCCTATGGCGGTGGCTTTCTTTACGCTAATGTAACCGTGCTGCAGCGTTTTGTAAACTTCGATGGTTACAGCGGCGGTGGACGAGCCCCTTTTGTAAAGGGCAGCGCCTTGATTAAGGCGGCTATAATTAATAATAATGGGCTGTATGGTGTTGAAGCAGATACATGGGACAATGGCACAAGGCCTTCTGCTCCTATAAATGGCATGAGTGGTTACAATACAGATAGTCTTAGAATGGAGTATTATGTAGGCAGCGAATGGCGGACGATTCTAACGGAGGGTTTGCCAAGTCCCGCAAGTACATATCTAAACATGACGGGCGGTAGTGGTCAGTCTGATGTGGCTAACGTTACGGCTATTGAGCAGCTAACCCAAGACTTTGAGATATCATTTGATGCTAAGATTGCTCCGGGAAATGCGCTTTCTTACGTTTTCGGCGCGATTGGCACAAGCCCTGCTGCTGACAACTGGGTTATTGTATATCGTTCGGATATCAATGCTCTTGTTCTTTGGGATAACAATGGTAGTTACCTGGGGCAAGCAGCTTCGGTACCCGACACGGCATTCCATAACTACAAGTGGCGCAGGACTGGTGGCGTTACGACTGCATATCTCGACAATGTAGCAGGTAATACAAACGCTACGGCATTCCTTACGACCGCGAAGACTGCTCCGCGATTTATTATTAGTGCACGGCCCGGCCATCCTAATAATTGGGTTGGCGGGTTGAAAAATGTTCTTGTAAAGATTAATAGTGTTACGGTTCTTGATTTGCCACTGGCCGATGACGGCGAAGACAATGGTCCAAATGGCATTGATGTTACTCTTTCAGGCTCCTATTCATTTGTGTAAAGAATAGGATGGATTTATGGAACACCCTGCGTCCCGTAAGGCGCGGGGTGTTCGTATTATAGGCTAACCACCTGCAAGATGTTCAAGACTTTTTTTAAGGCAATAGTGCTGTGCTGCACCTGCATGATGATGGATTCATTTGGCAATGGGCAGGCCATCTCTGGTTACAATGACACGGCCGGGAACAAGAAAGCTATTCCTATCAGCCGGATGGACAGGATTCTGCTACGCATGCGCCAGGATAGCATCGATACCCGTGCCCGGTTTGTTCAGGATAGTTCCAATTCTGCTGTGAGGGCCATGCTGGCTGATAGCTTTACTCAGATAAACACCATGATTATCTGGGAGCTGGCAGGTAAGTTGGACACCTCTATGGCGGACAGCATGTTTACCATGGTTCGTGGGTTGCCTTCCTACACGATCACCGAGGATGAAATAATGAATTGGAATGGGGCGTATGCGGGCGTGGCTACGAAGCTGAACATCGCTGATACGACCGGGAAGTGGCTGTCTTCTGCCTATGTGCCTACCTGGAATGTGATAGCTGGCAAGCCCCCTTTGTTCAGTGGTTCCTATGCAGACCTTACTGGCAAGCCTGCCATTCCGGACATCAGTGGCAAGCTGAATATCTCGGACACCACTGGCAAATGGAAGCCCGCGAGTTATGTTGCCCCTGTGTTCTCGGTGCAAGGTCGTGTTGGAGCTGTAACGCTTATTTCTGCCGATATTACAACGGCCCTTGGCTTCACTCCCATTTCTTCGGTGCCAGCGCAAACCTGGTCCTCAATTACAGGAAAGCCACCGTTCTCGACTGTAGCCACCACCGGTGCATACAGTGACCTGACCGGGCTTCCTACAATCACTACCTATACCGCCGGTACTGGTATCAGTATTGCCAGCGGCGTAATCAGTACATCGGGCATGACTGCTGTCACCCTGCCTACGGTGAATGTTACTGAAACAGCTACCGTGGCAATTGCTCTTGGCTGGCGTAATGTGACTGTTACTTGTGCTGGAGTGCTGGCTGGCGACAGGATTCAGATAAACCCTACTTCGGCGCCAACAGGCTACGCAATCGGACAAGCTGTGGCCACTGCAAACAACACGCTGCAGGTTCAGGTGTATGCTCCTTTGCTGGCCATCGGTGCCAGCTATACGATTCAGTGCAAAATTCTCGCGTTCAGATAAACCTAAAAATATGGCAAGAGTAGTAAAAGGCCGGATGATTCCGGTGGAAAATACCGACCGTAAGTTTGGCAGTGCCACTTCTTACATGGCAATCCAGGTGGAAGATGCAGATGGACGCAATGAGCGCTGCCTGCTGTTCACCGACGCTGAGATTGCGAAAGCGCAGGAGCGTGCCAATCGTAACCCGGAAGACCTCACACAAAAGGGCTTCATCACAAATCTTCTCGACTGATGTCAAAGACAATTCTTTCCTTCAACAACCCAAGCCCACAGTGGGTGACCTGGCTTTTTCGTATTGAGTTCCTGATCACGAAAGGCCTTAGCGTGTGGATTGCATCTACTGCTCTCATTTCTGCAGCTGCCAAAGTTGAGATACTGCTGGCATTATCCACCATAGATTTGGTTGTATGGGGATTCGCAAGAATGATGGGTGTAAAGAAGCCCGACGATAGTATATTTGAAGTTCCTAAACCACCTATAAGGAGAACCATGAAAAAAATTGCCTTTTTTCAGCAAGACCTCGCTGATACCGTCGTGTCTATCAATGGCGACACTACTTACGCCGGCCAGCCCATCAGCACCCTTCCTCAGCTGAGCGAAGACTACACCATTGAGCTCGATGAAGCTGACGAGTACGAAGACCTGTGCATAGCTGTTGACGACAACGTAGACCCTGCCAACTTCATCTGTGTTTTCAATAATGCTACCAACGGGCAGTACAATGCTCCGGGTCAGGCGATTCTCGGGCCACGTCCGCCACACCGTTAATATGCGCAGATACATCAACATATTCCTGACCATACAGGCTGTGGCTTTCATGGTCATTGGGAATCATGTGTCTGTGTCGCCTGACAGCTTTTATCTTTATTTCCGGTTCTATGCTCTGGCAATATTCACTTTGGCTATTCTTGGCAGGGTGAATGTCCAGAGGATGGACTGGAAACCAAAATATGTAGCTGAGGTTTTTATAGCCTGGAGTGCCATAAATCTATTTGATGAATTTTTAGGAAACCCAACCAAATTTGAACCGGCAGAATACTTTATCGGCCTATGTCTTCCTTTTTACTGGATAGTCCGGCACGTCTGGCAAAATAGAGGTGAGCAATATCCTAAACGCAACGAAGAATAATGAATGAAAGAGATAGTAGCCGCTCTAAGGTGGGCAGTCACGACAATGGTTCGCCGACCTCTGATTGGTGGGCTATTTCTGTGTATTTTTTGGGGCAGCTGGGGATGGGTGCTGCTAGTGGATCGGATATTGAAGGAAGATATAAAGGACGCAGAAACAGCCAAGCAATTAAAGGCGGCTACAGATGAAACTATTTCTGCTCAGAAAACAACAATAGAAGTCCAACAAAATACCATCATCCGGAACGCTACGCTTCCTCAAAAAACCGAACGCCATGAAACGCCTGATTCTCCTTAGCGGTTGCACCCTCTTTCTTTCTGCTCAACCACATGGTCAAAACTCCAACCAAAGGGCCATAAGCCAAGACACCCGATACTATCAAGATAGTATAGCCAATAATATGCGCGAAATCGATAGCTTGAAGCATGAGAAAGCAGTTAATGCAGGAATATTGAAAGTACAACAAGAGCGTGCCGACAGCCTGGCAAAGATTAATTACCCCGATGCAGAGTAAAGATACAACACAACAAATTCCGGATAACAAACTGTTTGCAAAAACCTTTTTAGCGGTGACGGCATTAATCGTCCTTCTTTTCACAATAGTCTATACCACATCCCATGAGCGCAGCAGAACAAGCACAGATTGCCGTAGCGTCGGACCCTCAGATTCAAGGTCTACGCGGCCTTTACAACCAGTACAATCTTGATTTTGAGAAGGAGCTCGACAAGGCTGTAAAGAAATTCATCCCAGACGACCTGCAGGAGCCCATTGGGTATGTCGTTGGACAAATCTATCGTCATCTTCGTGCGAGGCTGGACGAACTTGCTGCGCAGCCGGGCACCAGCAAGGGTGGTAAATTCTGGCGGTTACTCTATAACATTGGCCGTGCTATCGGCCTGGTAAAATAATGCTATGACAAAAGCTCAAATAAAGTCGATTCAGGAACAGCTGAACAAAGCGCTGCCTGATCTCCCGGCGCTGGATGAAGATGGATTCATAGGCGCTAAAACAAAGGCTGCTCTTATGGCTTGGGAAACTCGCCGCAAGCTGTCGCCTATCGCTGACTTTGACCGGGCTTATGGTGTGATGTTCCCGGTGCCACAGCCAAAGGGTAGCAATGCGGGGAAGTCGCTATTTACTTCAGCCCGTGCGCTGAAAGTTTACGGCAAGCCGGGCGTTGCAGCGACGCAGCCAAAGTACATGGAAACATGGGTAGTACCTGCTGATATTCGTGAAGCGTTTGCTCATGTTTTCTTTTCGGCAGTCGGCGAAAAAGGCTTCCCTAAAAAAATATTCATCAACAAAGACTTTCGGCCAGAACTTGAAAAGGCACTCCGAAATATAATTGACCGTGGCTATGCCAGTGAGTTGAAAACATGGGACGGCTGTTATCAACTACGGGCAAAGGTTGCAAATGCAGGTAGCTATTCAATGCACGCATGGGGACTAGCGGTGGATTTAAATGCAGGAGAGAACGGCTACAATAAGCCAGTTCGCCTTAGCGAAGGTTTTATAAAGTGCTTCACCAATTGCCATATCATTGCTGGTGCGTACTGGAAAACTCCAGACGGGATGCACTTTGAGCTGGCTGGATAATTATCTGGCTGGGATAGCGTTTGTCATTTACTTCTAGACCTGCCACACATCATGGCGGGTCTTTTTATGCATGAATAGACGCATTAAACCATGCTTATCCATGCCGGATAACGCAGGATAAACAAAATTTCGTGATGTGGCAGGCTTGTTGTTAGATGCCCGTATTATCCACTGTAATTTATCCGCCATGCCATCAATACCTTCTCTGATTAACAGAATCCAAAATGCGCTTACGGCCGGCAACGGGAAAGTGCCATGGTCCGGCAGTGAAGGGCAGCGGCAATTCTTCCTTGATACGTTGGATATTCTGCGTACCAAAGGGCTTGCTTTCGTAGCCAATACAACAGTGCTGGCGCAGCTTTCTCCGGAAGACACTGTATTGGCGGTGATAGAGAACGTCGGCTTCTTTGCTCACAAGAATGAGCCACAGGGCAGTGAAAAGCCGAATGACGTGGTATCAAGCGTTGGTGGTATCTGGCGCTTCCTCGGCGCGTTTGGCGCAACCAGTTCCAATACTTTCGTTGGCGACGGCACCACGACGGTATTCACCATCAACCATGGTCTGAATACTGAAACTCCATCGGTGACTGTGTATGATGTGTCTGCTCAGTTCCCGACTATCATGTACACCGGCATTACGGTGGCTGTGCTCAATGCAAACAGCATCCGCATCACGTTCACCTCGGCACCGGGTGCTTCTTCCAAGAAAATTAAAATCTCCAAGTAAATGGCTTCTCCGATTATCGAACAACTGAAGACCATCCTGGCTGGGATGAAAACTACCCCTTCCGGGCTGGTTGAATACAACAATAACAGCCTGCAGTCGTTTCTCACTTTGGTGCTTGCTGTATTTCAGGCAAGAGGCCGGTCCGTATGTTTGGATGTTGCTGAGCTGTCAGCGCTTGATGCGGATGAAGGAATACAGGCTTTTGTACAGGATGTCGGCGACTTTATTCTGCTGCCGTATTCGCCCGGCACTGCTCCAGACAATGTAACGACCTTTGCTTCTACAACGACCAACTCGCTATGGACGAAACAAGAGGTTTTGGTGGATGGTCTGCCCGGCTTTACTATTGCATCGCCGGCAAACGGTCAGACACTGGTGTACGACAATGTTTCCGCTACTTTCAAGAATGTAGCTGTGAATCCGTCGCTGGCCTGGACATCTGTTACTGGTAAGCCTACGCTGGCAACCAAGGCAACGCTGGCATTCAATCTACCCGGCACTCCTACCTACGCAGGCAATGCACAAGCAATAGCTGGAGGCCTGGTGGTGGATGATGTTTACAAGCTCTCGAGCGGTGAGCTCAGAATCGTAATTTAATTATGGCAAGCAATAACCAGACAAGATTACTGAATGGGGGGATAGAGTCAGATCGTCCCCCTTTTGGTGCGGAACCATCCGAGGTGCTGCATAGCCTGAATATGCACCCGGTAATTCAGGGGAAGGGCGGAAAGACTAGCCTTCAGTCTTTTCCTGGGAATATCGCCATGATGTTTTCTGACGTACTGCCACCCGGCCCTACCAATCCGCCCATCACCTACACGTTGCTTGGCAAGTGCGTGTATGAGCCAGACAACGTAGCTTACCTGTTTTTCCATGCCAGCTCGGGTCCGCACAGGATTATAAGGTTTGATGGCAACGCTCCGACTGTATTTTTCCGGTCGGACTATGTTGTTGGTGGTACGGGATGGACGGTGAATACGTTTATCAGTTGCGCAGCGACAAAGGACTTGCTGATTTTTACTGATGGGACGACAGACGTTCGTTATCTCAACCGCGCCACAACCTATTCGTCCGTCACGCCAATTACCCAGGCACAGCTGTCCATCATCCCTGAGCCTGGTGTTGTGCCTCTTTTGGTTGGGCGGAACAACAATGCTTTGCTTGGCCGGCAGATACAGACTGTGCCTGTTCAATTCAGCTACATCTTCACCAATACCGATAACATAAGGTCAGTGTTGGCGCCGTTTTCGCTTACGGCATTGCCGGCAAGGGAAAGTCAGATGGCGACTCTTTCGTATTTCTGGAATGTGATTACTGTCATCATGCTTTATGAGCAGAAGATACCGGAAAATTGGAAGACAGTAGAGTTTGTTGTTCGCTACCCTGAAACAAACAAGTTTGATATCATACGTCGTTGGTCCCGTGGTAATCCTGCTGACGAGGCTGCGGTGAATACTCACAACTCGGGCAGTGGAGGACAGCTTACCCTGACCAATTGGGATGGTAGTAGCTTGGAAACGCTCGACCCTGTGTATGCAGCAAAGCAAGCCGAAGCTCTTGCCCGTACTGCGGATGTCCTTACGCTATCGCTGAACAGGCTTTTCTTGGGGAATGTGTTGAATGGGTATAATACCCCGGTTATTAAGCCTGTTGCCAGCCTTACACTCAACAATTTCAATACAGTATTGCCGGGTGGCACTACTTACCCGGTGTTCATACTTCAGTACGCGCATGAGCCAGAACCAGGTTTGAATAAGTATGATGGCTATTTTACGATGCTTGTCAGGATTTCTGGCAAGAACTATGTACTTCCAGAAGACATCAATCCTGCATTCATACTACGATATAATGCTACTCCTGATACTTACCCGGTATTCTGGACGGTGCCAGATAACATCAACATGGCTTTCCTTCGGGAGCTGACTGTGACTGCTGACCTTGACTTGACGAATGTGGCGCCTGCAACGATTACCATTCAGCGCAACCGATGGTTAGCCATTAATGAAGCCCATGGCACCACTATTGATTTTGAAGGTGGTGGCGTTGCGCTTGGTCTGGGTCCAAATTCTCGTAGCTATGGTAGCTTCCAGCTTCAGGCAGACCCGGATGAATATGGTTTGCTTGGTAAAAACCGGTTGTTTGCCCCTGGCGATAGCTATGATGTAGGGATACGATACTATGATGCTGGCATGCGTAGCTCGGGGCTCTTGTTTTTGAGCACAATCAATATACCGGCCTACAGCCCGGATACTCTGGTAATGACGGAATCCATAAGCGCTACTCTCTCGAATGCCGGGAATCCTATTCCTGCGTGGGCAGAATATTATGGGCTTACTCTTACCTCAAACAAGAAAGCGAACCGCCTTATTGAGTTTGTACCCGACACTATAAAGGTGGCAATTAAGGACAGCGTTACCGGCGAGATAAAACTTGGTGGCAACGTATATCTGACAACTCCACCATCTGGATTTGAGTTGTATGGCCTGGCAATTAGCACAAGTTCTTTGCCCAGGTATGGGTATGGTTATTCATATACTGCCGGCGACTCTATTGAGTTGTCAGGATTCAACAATGCAGGCTCCGGCCCTACGTTGATAAGTGGTCCGGTATTGGGGGCTTCGGGAGGCTATGTGTACATGAAGGTGTCTTCCGGGGTCTTTGCTCAACTTGACAACATCGTTCCTGATGGCTCCAATACTTATGTTACTGTTGGCGGTGGTACTGGCATCGTTCTGACACCTTCTGGTGGCAAGACTCAGAACATTGTATTTGCTACAATTCTGATGGGTCAGCCAGGCTCTGACGAGCAGTTTGAAGTAGCCAAGTTTGGACCGGTTGTCGGTCCGGCGGGCTCAAGGATATTCGGAAATTTCTATTCAAGTGGCACAACTACTGCGGTGCTACTAGGCGATTACTATACCCAAAAGAGGATTGGCAGTACGGGTTCAGCTACCGGTTTTGCTGGTTCTCCGTATGAAATAAACAACGCATTCCATGTTACCGATCTCGGTCGTGTTGCTCCGGTCGACAATGTGGGTGAGCAACAACTTGGCAATACGATTATCTGGAGTAATCCAAATATACCAGGTTCCAACACCAATGGCTATGGCACTTTTGATGCCCAGGATTATGCAATCGTTGATAGCCAGGCCGGGGAAATCAGAGCACTCGTTCCAACTACAAAAGGAATACAGGACGGTGGTCAGATGGTTGTTCTTTGCACGCATGGCTCCTTTGTGTGTTTGGTTGGTCAGCAGCAGATAAAGGGTGGTGATACAAACAATGCTTTTACAGCCGTTGTGGGGGTGTTGGGTAACCTGAACCCTATAGCTGGCGGCCGGGGCATGCAGACTTACCGGGCATTTGATAGTTACCAGGGCAGCGTGTGGTGGGTAGATGTTTTCAGGAAGGAAGTGGTGGAATTTAATTCCGCTGGTGCCGGCAGCGTATCTCGCTTTGGTAATGCAGAACTATTCAAAGCATTGTTGACCTCCGGTGAGCCGCGTGTAGGTGTGAATCCATACAGCACGAAAGTCCTTGTGTCCATGCCTCAGCGTAGCGGCGAGAAGCCTACATTGCCTACTACAAACTTGCCTGACCCATTGTTTGCAGAATATCGGGCTCCGGCTAGCTACGCTTACAATTGGGAAGAAAACCGCTGGAGTGTGGTGTATCTGAGCGGCGCGGAGTTCCTGCGTATAGGCAATGATGTATATGGTTGGAAAAGCCGGGATTTGTGGAAAGAATTTCAGTCTGGGAACAGCTTCTATGGCGAGTCTGATTCCAATATCTGCTTCGTGACTGTTCCCTTCAATCAGGCCTACCCGAAGGTGATACAGCCCCAAGCAATTGCCGTTACGTCGAACCGCCCTCCGGACTTCTGCTGGATTATTTGCCAGAACCTGTCTGTTCAGCAGATAGCGATGACCCGGCCGTGGAGCCAAAGCAGGGAAGGTGTGTGGCGTGCTGCGATCATGCGTGATCGTCTTTCCAACAATGCTGTGAGCCCGACAGAATGGGATGCCAGCAACTTCAATGGTGCTTCCCTGAAAGGCGATGTTCCTATTGTGGTGCTGGGCTGGAATCGGAGCAATGGTATGGTGGAAATACAAACTGCTACGCTGGAGTTCACCTTGTCGAGCGGACAATAAAAAAAGCCCCACTGAGTAGTGGGGCTTTTTTTGATGGTGGTTTTACTTATTGTAGGGGTAAGTTACAAATTCATAGAATCTGATTGCCATGTCGACGACTTCATCGACACCATGCTCTGATGACCCCATTGCCGTTCTGACGCGGCCGTCTGCAAGTCTTAGGCATTCCATTCGGAGGCTTACCTCTTGTTGTATTTTCTGTTCAGCTATCGTAGCTTCTTGTTGTTCGAGATTCATTGATGTTGGTATTTTTTAGTGAAAAGTAAAGGTAACAAAAAGGCCGCGTAGAAACGCGGCCACAAGTTGTCGGGTAAAGTATTTTATTGCGGCCAGTAGACGCCGGTATTCCAGTTCATGTTGAATCCTTGTTGCGGCTGTTGTCCGAAAGCAAACTGAGATTGCTGTTGTGGACTGCCAACATAGTAAGGGGTCTGCGTCGTTGGCTGCAGGTATGGGCTGGCTGCGCTGGTTCCTTGCCTTGCATTCATGTTCGGCGTCCCCATTGCTGTTCCGGCACTCATAATGCCTTGCGCAGCGAGATTGATGCCTTGTGACGCATTGTAGTTGGCAGCATTGGCACGTCCTAGACGCCAGTTGAACTGGTCGCTGTACATATTGTTACGGTCCTGGGCAACCATTTCTTGTTGCTGGCCCATGCCTTGCAAAGCGTTGTAGTAATTATTCCTGTTGTTGGCTTCATAGGCAGCCTGAGCCTGCATTATCTGAGGCTGTGCATTCTGCAGTTGTGCCTGAGCATTGGCGCTTGCCTGTAATGCCTCGGCACCGGAAGTAGCATAGCGTTGTGCCATCCCCGATGTAGCTGCTGCCTGCTTCTGAGCTTGCTGTTGCGCTAGGATGATAGCAGGATTGGCGGCATTGCGTTGGTTCATGGCATCAGCGAGTAGCATGCGGGATGCTTCTGTTGGCTGGTATGCCTGCCTGTTGTTGAGCGCACGCTGAGCAAGCGCTTCCTGTTCCTTCGCCTTCTGTGATGAATTTATTGCCTGGTATATGCCGGCGCCAGCTGCGATAAGTGGTATGATTGGGAACATGGGTGCTTTACTTTATAGTACGTTCAAAGGTAAAAAGAAAGCCCGACGTGTGCCGGGCTTATCTTATTTTCTGTACCGGCCTTTCCCGGATGTTGTGACCTGGAATTTGCTGCCGCCATACTTGACCTGCATCTTCTTCTTGCGAATCTGTTGGAGCTTGCGGTTGATAGCAGACACATCGGCCTCGCTCACTCCGAGAAGGGCCATGCCGTCTACGAGGGCGCCGATAGTTGCAGCCTGGCGTTCGTTTGGTGCAATATCAACTCTGGTGACCTTCTGATTGAACATATTACCCTTGTACCTGTCCGTCTGCCCGGTGATGGCCATGCGTGCTTCCGAGCCAGCGTTTGCTGCTGTCTGGAGCGGCCCGCCAAACATACCCCACTGACCGTAATCGTACTCACCATACTTGGCAGGGTCGTAAACAGAGAAGAAGCCGGGCTCTTTCTCGCTGGCACCATTCATGCCTTTTATCAGGTAGTTGGAAAGCTCATTCAGCTTTGTCTGAGTGAAGCCGCCCATACCGGCGAAGAAGTAATCCGAGATAGAATTGGCTGCAAACTTCTGCAGGTTCTTCGCGGTATCTGTTTCTTCTGCGAATTTATCATCGTCGTCATCCCACATGCCCAGCATAGATGCTAGGCCGCGTGCGGCTGCCGTAGTGGCGATGCCTATCACAAATATCTTGACGGCATTGAAGATGGCTGCTTCGGCCATGGTTGCCGCAAGAGAACGGGCTGCCTCGGCTTTTACATTCTTGTTGCCAAAAAGCAGCTTCTGAGCGTCGTTGGTCATGCGTACCCGCTGGTTGGTAGCAAAGCCTGAGTATGGCAGGAATATGCGCAGCATGGTGCGTCCCCAGCCTCCCTTGCGGTACATCTGGCCCATGGACGACGCATCGTTGGCATTCTGGCTACGGCTGGTCATTTGCTCAGCGTATGCGGCTGCCTCCGCGTTCGGGCTGTTGTGTTCTTCTGCCCAATTGATGCTATCGATATCTACGCCTTGCTCTTTCAGGCTCTGCATGTAGAAAGCAAGCCATGAAGTACGAGCCACCTTTACGTCGGAATAAACCAGGGCAGCCATGGTAGCATCAGCAACTCGTTGACCGATTTTATCTACCTGGCCGAGTGTCCGCTGGAAGCTGTTGCCAAATTCGGTGCGGTCTACCCGGCTGAAATCTGTGTCCCTGTTGTAGCCGGCTTTTGTTGATCCACGCTGACCGATGTTGAACTGGTCGAACAGTGGCAGGTTGGTACCTATCTGCCATGCTTTAGGGAACAGTGAGAAGTCACTGCCCAGGTTGGCCATGGTGTTGCCGGCGACAGAAACGTACTGCTTTGCCAGCTGAGAGAAGGAGCCGAGTGCGATACGGGCCGCTTTGGCAGCAGCTATATTGGCACCCTTCTCAACCATTCTTTCAACTTGGCTTACTTGTGGTGTTTTACCACGCTGTGCGTCTGCGGCTGACGTGAGGGCTGTCTGAACAAGCTCTTTATTCTGAGGCGTACCGAATACAGTTTCAGCATTCTTGTTGTCAAGGAACATGCGAATCTGGGCCTTTGCCTTATTGGTTTCTACATCGTAGTTGGTTTCGTAGAACCGGTCGGCAGCTGCAGAATCGAAGTCAAGGTCGAGTACTGCATTCTGACCTGGCAGAACGAAGTACCGGCGCCGGCGGTTCTTGGTGCCGGCGGGCGTTTCGTCAATCTTGCGGCGGGAGAAGGTCTGGTCAAACATCGTGGATGCAGCAGCCTGGTCTTTCACTCCGCGCAGCTTACTGTAAGTAATAGGCGTGTAGTTATTGACTTCCTCGAAAGGAATATTGCTGTATATCTCACTGTTTTCTGCAACGGTTTCTCTGCGGTCGGCGAACTGCTGTTGCCAGAACTCAACTATTTTCTGGTTGTCGGCGCCGTTCTCCATGGCAATCAGTTTGGCTTCTACCTCTGCCGGGCTGTTGGAACCCTCAAGCAAAGCATTATAGGCGTCGCTGACGTACTTTCCTTTCTGGTTGTCGTTCTTGTCGCCACTGTTATTGAGTCTGTCAGCAGTCTGGGCAACGAGCCCCTTGATGCGTTCGAACTCTGCGGCGTCCTTCTCGGCACCTTCATTGAAATTCATCTGAGAAAGAGCGTAGACACCACGCATGACCTTGTTCTCCGCATCCATCACGGCATCAGGCATGTTCTTTACCAGCTCCTCGTAGGCCTTTATAGCGTTGCTCTGTGTTTTCTGAGCACGCGCATGACCGTTGAACAACTCAGACTGGCCGGATAGGCGTTGAAGTTCTGCAGCTACACGGGTGTTCTTGGTGATAAATTCATTCAGCAGGTTGATGCTGGCAATCTCACCGGCCACAGCTTTTGCAATGCCGCTTTTCAGTTCAGCAGGATTTACACCGGAGTCCTTCATCAGCTGTATAAGATGGTCCATGTTTCTTTGGACGATGGACAATGCCGACATATCACCGGCATCCGTGAAGGAGTCGTTGTATGTGATGTTGTTTATTACATCGTTCAGCTTCACCAAGGCAGGCATTTCAAGGTCGGTAGTATCAATCTGGCGGATGTTGTCGAGCACTTCGGTTTCCTCGGCAGATAGGTTGCTGATATCGTAGTTGTCCAGGTCAATCAACTGGTCGTCTACGTAGGCTTTCATCAGCCTCAGACGTTCTTCTGCATTGGTAACGGCAGCGGCGGCACGGTCGTCAGCTATCTGAGCAAGCTGGTCGTCAATGGCTGCCTGTATATCTGCTGGAGATGCGGTTGCAGGGTCAATGGTGCCGGCTGCCACAAGGTCTGCGAATACCCGGTCACGGCGGCGTTGCTCCTGCTCTTTCTTGGCAACTTCCATTTCAGCTGCTGCAGATTGAACGTAGGCTTCGATGTCGGTGATAGTAGCCTGGTAGTCTGCGTTGGCGACAGTGCCGTTCTTTGCATTGGCTTTGGCGTTACTGATTGTGCTCAGCACGCGGTCAGCCATTGCCAGGTACTCGTCAAGGTTCGCAAGTACATCTGGTTTGATACGAAGGAATGCCTTTACGGCGTCAACATTGTTCGCAGCTTTCTGAACAGCTTTGGAGCGGACAGCAGCGCGTATTTTCTTGGCTACGGATTGGGCGTCTTTCAGCTTGGCATCGTACTCTGCATCCGCAAGTATCTTATCGGTGTAGGTAATGAAAGCGTCGAGTTTGGCAGCGTTTTCTCCTACGGCAAGTCCACGCTTGATGATAGCAGCTACCTGCTTTGGCGTAACGGTGCCGGCTGCTTGTGCTGTTGCAAGGTGTTCCTTTATACGGTCGATGGCTGTTTCGAATGGAGCCTGCGCAATTGCTTTGCCCTGGCTGATTCCTTCTTTGCGGCCGCGACGTTCACCGGTAACCTCACCTTCCTGCTGACCCTGGGTACGGCCGGCTCTGAATCCTTCCAATGCTGCACGGGCTTCCATGCGGATTTGGTTCTTCAGGTCTGCCATGCCAGTGGTATCGGTACGGGTGGCGTTATTGATGGTCGTGCCAATGGAAGTCTTAGCCCGTGGCTTGACGTACTCGTTTACCAGCTCCTCGAACGCAGCTTGGTTGAAGATGCTGGCGTCGTGATTTGCCTTGATAGCACGCACGGCATCATTGATGGCTGCACGCTGGGTCTTGCCGGCGGTCTGTGCTTCGATTACTGCCCGGAATCCTTCTGCGATTGCAGCTGGTGTAAGGCCTATCCGGTCCAGTGCTTCCTGCCTGCGGGTGAACTCAACGTTTGGCTTTGCCTTGTCGAGTATCTGCTGTGCTACTTCTGGCCCTACCGTTGCGGCAAGTCCTCTCAGTATTGCAGTTTCGCTTGTGCCACGGGCGAGTTTCTTCTCAGCCATCTTTACGAGCTCAGGGTCTATCTGCGGCGCGAGGGAATACATGGTCAGGCCATTCTTCTTGGAACGGGCAGACATGGATTCGGCAAAGCGAAGTGGTGAGAATACTTCGTCAGGATATACCTGGCTGATATAGTCGTTCAAAACTCCGTACATCTCTGCTACGGCGCCAGTCAGCTCATAGGTGCCTCGTCCTTTGTGAACCAGTCCGCCAACGATGGCCTTGTCCGCTGCTGATATTCCTGCCGGGTTCTCCAGCATATCAATCATGATGCCTTCAGCGAAAGGTTCGGATGCGTTCTGGAATGCTTGCGTTTGCTCTACAAGGTCCAGCATGTTCTGGTACACATCGGGCGCTTTTGCTGCCACGAGTTCTACCATCTGCGAACCTCCAACCGAGTTGGTAATACGGGAAGCGAAGTCGCTGCTGTTGACGGATGAATAAACACCGGTGAGTTCTCCGGAATCCTCGTCGCTGGAACCCCGGCCGCGTTGCCCGGCTGTTTCTGCAGCAATGGCAATGCTTTCGTCAATGGCGTCGGCGCTCCGGTTCTGGGAGCGCTCTGCCCTGGCTGCTCTTGTCAGGGTGTTGGGAGCGTCGATGATTTCCTTGATGCGTCTTGTCAGGCTGTTGGCAGAGCTGAGTTCTGCGAGGACTGCACGGCTGTATGATTGCAGGCTGATGTTGGCAAACTGCTGTGCGGTTACCTGGTTGAAGCCGGCTGATTTCTTGAGTGTATCCCAAAGCGATTTCAACCATGCGCTGAATCCCTTTCTGTTTTTCTGCGGGATATTCTGAGCTTCCTGTTCGATGGTCTGAGCGAGTATTTCCTCTGCGATGGCAGCACGGGCTTCGGACTTATCTTCTGCCTGTCCATATTCTATGGCATAACGTTGCCACATGGCTACATCGGATGCGCTCATGCCAGCCGGAGCGGCCGGTTGTTGACCGTCCAGCAATGCAGAAGCATACTGATAGGCGTCTGTTTCCTTTGCAAGCGCTTCGCCACGGGCATATATGTCTGGAGCATTTACCCGTGCCCAGGCAGCCCATACATGGCCAAGCTCATGGATAGGTGTTGATGGGCTTGCTTCCTCCACGTTGATGAACATGGTATTGGAGCCAGCATCATACCACCCTTTCGGCGCCGTTTCTTCTGCGAAGGTTTCAGGCAGGAATTGCCGGGCAGATTCGTTGTCTACGACGACAAGCGTTGGCTCACCCTTGAACTTGTTTTTGATGCGCTCATGCAGTGCCATTACGCCTTGGCGTGTCCAGCCGGCACGATTCATTGTCGCGTTGTCGGTGAAGATGTTCTGCGTGCCTGGGCGAACTTCAAACAGGTCTATTTCAGGGGCGGCTTCTTCTACTGGAACTGCTGTTTCTGCTGGGCTATTAGTTTGCGGAGTGTTTTGAACTTCGCGGCTAATAGCTTCTCTAACTTCTCCTGATAGGTCAATTTCACCTCTCCGGACTGCTTCGTAGTAGGCGTTCTCGAGGTCTTGCTGGTTGCCATATTCTTGGTTTAAGAGTTCTTTTTCTTTGGCTTGTAATTGCGCTTCTTCCTGTGCCATCACGATGTCGGCTATGCCATCGTTGAGTGGGAACCCTGTAAGTTGTTCAAACTTGTCTTCTGCGAGGCGCTGATTGCTAGAAGGGCGTGATCTTACTGCCTGGTCAACTCCGCCGGGGAACCGGTACATGAAATCGACAAGGTCTTGTGGAGTGATATTGAGGCCGTTGTTGCCGTCCATATCAGCACCATTCAAGTCAATAGCAATCTGGTCGAGGCTCGCCGCTTTCTGTCCCTTCTTTCCAATGTAATTCGCAGCGATGCCGCGATTCATATTGTTGCGGTCGCCGAACTGATTGAAAGAATCCTGCGTTGTGGTGAATCCACCCTGGTCTACGATTGCCTGCTCGATGGTGTCGAGCATTGCTGGCTCTTGCGGCATATTCCGCCAGATGGTCGCTATCTCAACAGGGTTGGTAGAGTTCTCGATAATGGAAGCCTCATACTCCTGGCGGTTCACTCCGGCATCTGGTTGTGGTGCCAGAGCGCCTTGCAGGAAATTGTATTTGGCAGCGGCACCTTCGCGCTCTTGCTTGTTCGCAGGACGCTCGTTACCGGTATCAACGTTCCGAACAGTGAGGCCGGCCGGCGTATTCATGACGATGCTGTTACCAACGATGGCGTCCACGAATGGCTGAATTGGTGGTGCGACAGGTTCCTCGGCTTGCTCGATAGTCTGCGCTTCAAGCTGGCCAAGTAAATCACCAAACTCAGGCGTGATTTCAAAGTTTGGTTCTGCTTCTTCCGCAACTACTGGTTCCGGCGTTGATTCAGATGGTGCTGCATTCAGTTGTTCCTCGGTTACTACGATGGGTTGGAACTCTCCTTCCGTGTCTGGGGTTTCTGCTACGGTGGGCTCAAGTACTGTAACTGTTTCCCCTGTGGTTACCGGATCCGCAATGACTTCCTGTGCTACTGGTGGAACTACAATATTGTAAGCGCCCTCGGCCAGAGTAGATGGCACATTCTCGCCGCGCATCCTTTGCAGGGCATCCATCACTTCTTCTTTACTCCGGCCTTCATCTACCAGGCTACGGGTTGCAGCTACCATGGCACGCATGGCTGAGGTGGTAATTCCGGCATCCATTTCAGCTTCGCTTACCGGGCGATCGTTCTCTACCTCTGCATCGTAAATATCACGGGCGGTAATGATGTCGATAGCGAAGTCAGATGTAGTGCCAAGCAGGTTGGGCTCTGCAGCATCAATAGTGGCATCGTGTTCTTCCTGTACGGCTACGGAAAGTTCGGGCGCCGTGAGAGGACGTGCAATGTCCATGGTTGTTTGTCCTGTTGCCAGTGCTGCAGCTATGCGCTTCTTGCCGTCGATTATTTGACCGTCCTTTCCTATTACGACGGGATTCGTGTTGGCGGTAATTGACTGTGATGCCGGGGTTGAAGAAGCCTGAATGTAACCTCGAACCTCTGGGTCGTTTGCATACGGCGTGATATCTATGCTCTCCGTTGTGTAAGGTCCATTGTTCAAGATGGCAGAAGTCTGTGCGCCTCTTAGGCTGGCTGCTGGTGTGTATCGTTGAGATATTGCCGCCATTTCTACGCCAGAAACTGTGCGTCCACGAAGGTCTGTGCCTTCTTCAATTTGCTTTATCGCAAGTGTAGACGCGGCAGCTTTTGCCTGCAAGTCTTGTACTTGTGCCTCTACTGCCTGTCCGGCCTCGCGAGTGAAAATGCCGTTGGCATCACGGGCCATCAGCACCTGAGTTTTCTGCCCGGTATTTACGTCAGTTATTTCTTCGTACCGGATTTCAGGCGCAATAGCTGCAAGTGCTGCGGCTGTTTCCTGGAGTCGGGCTTGTTCAATTCCGTACTGCACAGCTTTTGGCCCTACCAGAGCCTGTCCGCCCTTATCCTTTGGCTGGATTGCTCTTGCTACAAAAGGTTCTACCCGGCCAATAAAATTCTGAATCTGCGAGGCCTGTTCAGGCGTCATTCTTCCGGACTGCAGCTGCTCAGTGATGGATTGCCGGAAGTTTTCAGGGCTTGCCATCGCCTGGTAGATTGCTGCAGCCTGGCTGGTTGGTGCCTGCGTGCCGTGTTGCCCGATGCTAGACATCATGCCGCCGGCTACGGTCCCAACAAGTCCTTCATGGGCGGCTTGTTCTACCGCGCCTTTCCAGTCGAATGGTTCGGTGCGGCCTGCGTCATTCCAATCTTGGTAGCTGTCTGCTCCAGAACCAAAAACTTCTTCTACGCCTTCGCCAAGCGATTGCCCGAGCCGAGGACTTACATTTTGCTTGATGAACTGGCCCAATTTCTGAACACGGCCTGTCGCAATTACTTCGTCAGCACTGTTGACAATTCGATTTGAAAGATTACTCCCGGCACCTCTCCGGGCAAGCGGGTTTGCAAGGCCTTCAATCAGGATATTGACCGACGCTCTTTGTGCTGCCTTTGCAGATGCTTGCTGTGGGGTATATCCGGAATCAAGTGCCTGTTTGAAATAGCTGGCATAGATAGTCGGGTATGCGTAGGCAGTAGTATTTATTACGTTATCGATGTAGCGTGTTGCTACACGGGCTGGCATAGACTGGAGCGTAGCGGCAAGGCCATCAAATGCTTTTTGCGATAGCGTGCCTTCATTAGCAAGGGCACCGCGCAAAGCTGCTGATGTAGCACCTCGTTGAGCGGCATTTGCAGCTGGCGCCCAATTACCTATGCTTGCACCTTTAGAAAGAGCACCGAGCCCTACTGATGGTCCAAGAAACTCGCCTCCTGTGCGGGTGGCGGTTCCAAGGATCGTGTCGAGATACGCAAAGGGATTGTTAGTAAGCGTTGCTGTTGTGAGGTCGGCTTCATTGGTTGGTCGGTTGCCGCCAAGATATTGTTCGCTTCCAGCCAGCCATTGGGCATGCGTATTGGCCACATTCCTTGCGGCACTTTCGTTGCCCGTCGCATCATACAGAGGCTCCAATAGTCCGCGTCCGAGGAAAGCCCCGAAGTTTGACGATGCACGCAAGCCTTCTTTTGCAGCTCCCCAGATGTAGCCAACAGGTTTCAGTACGCCGCCGGCACCGTCGTGCAAGAAATCTGTGATGTCTTGATTGTAGTTGTTGGCTTGCTGAAATTCATTCTTCTTGCCCTGCACAATCGCATCGGCAGCTTGTTTAAATTTCTTTTCGTCGCCGCCGGCCAATTCAATTACTTCACGCTTAAAAGTGGGGTTGAATTGTTTTGTTTCCTGGTTGGTGTAAACAAGGTCTTTGCTGACTGGCGTTTTCAGGTCTGTGAATCGTGTAGCGTTGCTCTGAATGCCACGCAAAGCAGCATCTGAAGGGTCGCCAACGATGGAACGGAACCGGTCGTCGTCATAATCAGGGAGTGCCTTTGCGGCTTTCTGTTGTGCCTTTTGCTGGCCGTAACGGGCGGTGGCTGCCAATGTATTTTGATATGCCTTACGGTCGGCATCGCTTATCCCTGCTGCAAATTCAGTTGCCGGCTTTGCGGCTGCCGCAACCTGGCTGTTGAATGCTTGTTGGTATTGCTTCAGCTGCTGTTGCCGTTGCGCTTCTGCGGCGCGTGCCTGCTGGATAGCTGGAGTGTTTGAAAGTGCTTGCTGTTCGGCAGCTACATTGCCAATAATCCCTTGCTCTATCTGTGTGCGTTGGTCGCCAAAAGAAGTAGGGAAAGGGATTGCTTGCGGAGCCGGTTGTGACGGCTGTTTCTTGGTGTCTTTATCTTTTGCTCCCATTATGGATTGTCGTTGTAGCCATCATTATTCATGTCATTGCTCTCGTACTGCTTCTTGCTGAACTGCGGATAGAAAGACTCCATCACGCCAACAGCGTTGCCAAACTCAAGGCCGGGTTCCTCGGGTATTGCACCTGGAACAACCTGGCCGATCACAGCATTCGGGTCGTCGTAAATGACCCTGCGTGGACCAGGTATCAGCCTTTTTGTTGGCTTATTATCTGCGTCAAGTTCAGGCACCATGGATTGAACAACGGTCACGTTGCCATAGCCCGGATGTTGTTCAAAGAATACCTGTGCTTTTTCGCCGGTGTTTGGGTCTGTAAGGAGCTTGCCGCCTTTCTCGGATAGATTGACAAAGGGGAATTTGCCGCCGAGAATATTGAGTGTGGTAGTATTCCTTTGCAGCATCTTTTTAGCTTCAGCATCACCACTTCCGTATGCTCGGGTTACCAGGTTTGGAACGCTTGTGTAGTCGTCCATCATCCCCTTCATCGCTTTTTGGTTGGCGCGATTATTTGCTTGCTCAGCGAGGTTTAGTCTGCGTGCTGCGAGTTGATTCTGGTATGCAAGCTGGTTGGCATTTTGCTGGTCAATTTTTGCCTGCCGCTCAATATTGTATCGGTCGCGGTCGATGTCAATTTTTGTTCCGCCTTTTGGTCCAAACTCCTCGAGTACGTCCAATGCAGCCTTTCTCTCCTGCACTTCAGCAGGCAGTTTGCCGAAGCCTCTTGGGTCAGCCTGTGCTCTCTGGCGGCGGTACATATCCGTCTGTATTTTGAACTCGGGCATGGATGAAACGCGATCATACACATCTGCAGACAATACGCGCTCTTTCCCCTTCATTACAGACGGGATATTGCCGTTGGCATTGGCTACGTCAAAAGCCACTTCCTCAGCTTTGGTGACAAACTGATTGGTGGCCAGGTCATACTGAAGATTCGGGCGTCCGGTGAGTTTCAGGTCGGTCTGCCCATTATCCATTGGATTTGGGATAAGGGTTTGCTCAGTCTGGAAAGCGTCGCCCAGGTTTTTGCGTAGAATAGTAGGTAACTGAGCACGATTGGCTACGGCAGCCCATTGTTCCGGGTTGGAAGTAGGATTGCCTGGCAGGATGCCCTGGTAGTTGTAATTGAGGTCCGTGTATGGTCGTGGCTGCCCTTTTTCATCAAACAGCAATGCTTGCATCCCTGCGTTCTGAGTGCGTGTAGGGTCAATGAAAGCGTACTCTTTACCAAGCCCTGTACTCCATTGCTGCACGCCGGCAACTGCGCCTTTTGCTGCCTGCCTGCGCCCCTGCATGCGCTGCGCTGCGATTGCTGCCTGTTGTTGTGCATCTGGGGCATTGGGGTTCTTCATCAGGTAATCGCGTACACCATTGATATCTTTTTCATCCTCTTGGCGAAGATAGTTGTCGTAGGCGGTGCCGGTGACGATAGCATCTTCGGGAATCAGATTGGCGAGAAGCCGGTCACGCTGGGCAGCCATCTGAGCCTGCTTCTGAGCTTGCCTTTCAGCATTGATAAGAGCGTTTTGCGTGTAGTTCTGCAGTCCGATGCCGATGTTATCGAGCGGCATGCGGAAAGCATTTGCTACTTCGTTAGAATTGACTACAGGATTTGAAATTGCCATGCTGTAAAATTAAGGTGTTGGGGTGTAGCCGGTGACTCCGTTATTGGCAACGTAATTGACTGCCGTTTTACCAATGCCGGAGCATAAGTCACATGGCTGGTAGATGGTGACCGTGTTGTTGACTTCGGTACAAGTGGCATTGCCACCACATTTTGCACAGTCGTAAGAGAACGGAGATTTGATATGAGCAATCACATCGGCCAGCGTCATCTGGTCTGTTAAGCTGGGATTAACCCGAAGGAACTCGTTTATTTCAAATGTAGTCAGCATCTTCGGATAATACGGTCAAACCTCTTTTATCTGAATATTATGGAAGTGTAGCATCATCTTCTTTTTCAGCCGGTAAATGTCCGTTTTCATGCCTTTGGCGTCTTCCACAATCTTGTCACCTTTGTAGTCCGTGTACACGAAATCAGCGATGTAGGTACATTCGCGCTCAACGCACTTCTTCTTTCCATCCACTACCCGGTACTGCGCTTCCATGAGCGTGAATTTCACCTGGCGCTGCAGGTCGGTTATCTGGCCGGCGTGAGCCATCACCATGAGGTCGTTGTATCTCTTTGCCTCTTTTTTAGAGTCAAATTTGATGTCGCCGACCTGGGTCTTTGTGTTGCCGTATTTGCTTCTTCTTATCATGCTATTATTTTTGCGCTGCGGCTTCTGTTGGGGTGGTGTGGGTCATGGGAGGGCGGGAATAGGCTGGAATAAAAGGGGATATGTCATAATGAATGTTGATGGGTTAAGCCACCATCTGTCATTTTCACAGTAAACAAGTTCTATCACGCCCAACGGGTACAAGGCCAATATCTTTGTCCCATCCTTTGGTGCCTGCTCAATAGGCAACCACTGCGGCTGTGCGGCGAGGTAGCCTTGCTGATACCCTTGCCGGAGCAGCATAGAATGTTCGCCTTCGCCGGGGTATAGTGCATTTGCACGTTCATGTGCTTTATCTTCTACTTTCATTTCTGTGTGTTTTTGTGGGTGGATAGGGCGGCGCGTCCTGCATCAATGAGAGATGATTTCGCTCCCGATGATTCCAATGCATCCAATACGTTCTCCAACGCCTCCACCAGCGGCTGCATGTGGGAGGTAGCGACTTCAGCGCACGCGTAAGCTATATTTGTAGGCCTGAAAGGGGCTAATGATATCTTTGCTATTGCCTGTTCCATCCGCTCCACCAACCCTTCATCCGTCTGCGGCTGGCTGGTGGTGAGGGCGGCATATATTTCCGCTCCTTGTATCATCGCATCTTCTTGGAAGTGATGCGGGCCTTTTACGCAGGCTTTCTTTATCGCGGCCAATACCGCTTCTGGTAGGTTGTTCATGTTAGGGGGTGGGGGTGGTTTATGCCGTGAGGCGGCGGTTAGCATCATCTAGTGTTATCTTTCCAGTAGTCAGCAAGTGAATAAGGAAATCCCCAGCAGAAACATTCATAGCCTTGCTTGCAAAGCCTGTGAATGGCTTTTCTACCAAGTATGAAAACCCGCACTCGTAAGACCTTTTGCCGATGCTTTGGCTAAATCCAAACATACCGCAAGCAGCCATGAGTTCTGCTATTGTAAATGCTGAAAAGAACTCGCCAACAGTTGTCCCGTCATGACTTGTCGAGTCTGCAATCCTGAGATGTGTACCATCTATAACGCTATAGTAGATGTTGCCGTTATTATCATAACTAAGATGAGTTTCTTGCTGCAATCCTAGTGCTTTTAGCTTTCTTGCCTGCTCCAGCGTGCAGACTTGTTGTTCTATTTTCATACTTTCCAAATTTACCCCCACGCCTGCTATTAACAGGGCGCAAGGTTGTGAGATTAATTGTGTTGAGGTCTGTTTTTCATTTTCTCTTGCCAGGCGTGGATGATTTCTTCGTCCGATTTGCATATGTCTCCGTAAATCTCGGTCTTGGCATCAATCCGAACCAGTTTCTTGCCCGAGGTTGTATCTCTGTTTGGCATCAGAACGACCTTCTTCTCCTTGTGCGGGTTGTGTAAGCGTCCTTTGTTGACTGTGATTTTTGGCATGGGAGTTGGTTTTGGTTTTGGTATGCGTGGCTCTTTTGGCCCTTTTGTCCGGCGCCATCCCTTCTCGGTCATTATCATTTCCTTGCCGGAACTGTTGACCTTGATGTCTCCGATCTTGTATTTAGCGCCTCTGGTGCGCAGTCTAACGAGTCCGTTTTCTGTCATTTGGTAGACACCATTGCTATAATAGCGCAACTCCCCCATTTTTACACGAAAAGCATTGGGAATGTAAGGGATATCGACCCCACTCTTGCGCATATTTTGCACCCTTTTATGGACAAGAGAAGCCTGTATGCCGAGGTGCGCAGCGATTTTACTGGCTTTTGTGTCGGCATAATTGGCAAGGATATACTCGTTTTCCTTCCGAATCAATTCGGTCTCCGGTCTGGTTGGTTTGCGCTTCCTAGACAATCCCATCTCCTTGCCTGCTGCATTGATGGTGATATGAGCACGTTTCAAGTGCTTTGACATCTGACGAAGCGTCATTGTTTCCCAATGGTCGCGAATGTATTTCAGGTCTTTTTTTGATAGATTCATGATTCTTCTTTTTGTCGCTCTGAAAGTTTGAGATATGCGGTATTCAGTTCCTTCTCGAAGACATCCCGGAGTTCTTTTGGCAGAGCCATGAACATTGTCATCACGCTGCCGGTCTGCAGGACTATTTCGTCGTCCAGCACTTCGGCCTTGTATTCAGCGTGGTCTTTCAACTGAAGTATCTGCCGGCACCCATTGAGGGCAGAATTCATGCTATTCAGCATTGCTGCCATTATCTTCTGCTGACGTGGGCTTACGAATGGTTCGCGCTTCCATGCCTGGAGGTTTGCTTTGGCGAATGAAAGGTTGGTTGAAATCTGAACCAGGTAGTTGGTGCCAGCCTGATTCCAACTGTGCTTTATCGCTGCGTGTAGTTCTTCGGGTGTGGGTGTCATTGACGATAGTTTAAAGAAGCCGGCAACCGGGTGGCTACCGGCTTCAGTGAATTAATGAGGTTTCTTGACCAGCAGACCTACAATCCAGGCTGTGTTGCAGAGGCCATGGTGAATGAGGCAGTTTGCCGATGGGCATGGTATAGTTGGCCAGTATGTGTCGGCAACAGCTTCTCCGGAATCATTTACCGGTACCATGATCGTTGCTGTCTGCGTCGTCGATTGACCGTAGTTGTTGTTCGCCCACTCGATGTTGTGGACCGTGTAGAAGCGGAACCCGGTAATTTGGGAATTGTTATCAGCGTACTGGTTCAGTTCTGCCAGCGTGACGCCAAAAGAAAGCGGCGCCTGGGCAACACCTTCACCGTCTGCCACAGATAGGTAGTAGGAACGCGCCATCTTCTCGGCGTCGGCGCTATCAATGGTGCCGGTTGTTGTCCGGATCATGCTGCGGTTCTTTACTGCCGGCGCTTCCGGTGTCTTGTTGTCGCTCTTGGTGCATGCGAGAAATAGCATGGCTGCTGCGAGTGTCAGGATTGTCTTTTTCATTTTTGGTTGGTTGGGGTTTTAAAAGAGGGATTGTTGTTGAATGATTGGTCTGGGAGTATTTGTCCAGATAGCTTCTGTTTGAAATTTTTGGTTTGCGCCTCTCATTTCTGAGAGTGGTTGAAACGGCATCCAGTCTGACCTCATGTTTTCACATACCATTACTTGCCCATTTCGTGTTTGGCACCATTCGCCAAGCGATTTAAAATCAACTTTGTTTTCCTTGTAAGCGCTTCCTCCGTATTGGTATGGTGGGTCGATGAACCAGGTAGCATTTTCATTTTTGATGTCTTGATAGTCACCATGAATTATTGTCCAGTGACGTATTTTATGCAGCTGGTCGGCAATCCTTTTCCATCGGTTCTTTCTGCTGTTCTGCTCTGCTGCAAAAGGGGATACTTTGTTTCTTGGGACTGTAGCTGCTATTCCGCAGCACAGCCCAAGGAATAGGCGTTCATCTTCCGATATATTTAAATCCCGCAAATCAAGTCCTTTTTTTAATTCTGGAAGACCTAGTATGTCTTGCACGCTACATTTCTGTAGCCATAGCCAAACTCGTACTATAACCTCATATTTATCAACAAGTGTTACGTCGTGGTCATAGTATTTCAAGCTATATCTGGCACTTCCGGCAAAGGGCTCTATTATTTTTTCGTGCAATGGCGCAGGGTATAGGTGAACTATTCTGCTTTTGCTGCCGTAATAGCTGAACATGATTAAAAAGGAGCGTTTTGCTCTTGTTTGTTTGATTCTGTGATGTCGCGGCGGATGCCGGCTTGTGGGTTTTGGTGTTGCCAGTCTATTTCTTTCTGGTAATCTGTGAATTGGTTGTGCTGTTTTACGAATTTTGCTCGGAACGCACCGACCTCGCCAAGCCTCCACTTCGCTATGTCGATAATCGCGTCTGTGTCGTCGAAGGTCATGTCGGTTCCGCCAATGTTCATTTCAGGACACTTGTGTTGTGAGGGCCGGAAGACGAAAATAACGCCGTCTGCATCCTGTTCAATTGCTCCTGACTCTCGCAAATCCGACAAGGCATAAAGTCTTGCGGCCTTACCCTTTTCCATTCTATTGAGTTGAGAGAGTGCAATTATTGGTATTTCTAGGTCCATTGCCAGGCCTTTCAGTTCCTTGCTCACAAAGTTGACTTCTTCTTCTCTGGTACCGAACTTTTTGCCGGCTCCGCGAACCAGCTGAATATAGTCAATGAACAAAGCCTGTATGCCGTACTTCTTCTTCATTGTTCGTGCGGTGGCTTTAAGCTCGATGATGTTGATACCTCCTTTGTCGTAGATATACAATGGTATTTGGCGGACCTCATTCAGAATAGTCCCTTCTAGCTCTGTCCACTTTGCGTCACTGAATTTACCACCTCGGACGACCTTTATTTCTTCCTCAAGGATGCGCGAAAGTATTTTCCAGACAAGTTGTTTGTCCTTCATTTCAAGAGAAAAGAAGCCTACCGGAGACCCTGACCGTGCGATGCTTTCTGCGATATTCAGCGCTAAGCTGGTTTTCCCTTCTCCAGTGCCTGCGGCAAGAACAATCAAGTCCGGTGCTGTAAGGCCTAGTGTTATTTCGTCAAGTTTGGTGAGGCCGGTTTTCAGACCCAGCATGTTGGTGTTGTTGTTCCTGGCTTCACGCATTTCCATTATGGTTGGCAAGATGGAGCCGGCAAGGCTTTTAATGGTTCCGGTGCGGATGTGGTCATTGATGCCTGACATTGCCGTCTGAGTCGCTTCCATAAGGTCGAATACGTCCTCGCTGTCTTCATAGGCTTTTGCGATTGTTTCTCCCGAAATTCGGATAAGCTCTCTCATCATGAACTTCTGCATGATCAGCATCGAATGTGTTTCAGCATGAGCCCCGGAAACAACGGATGAAGTCAGCTTTACCAGATAGGGCGCCCCGCCGACAATTTCAAATTCACCTGCTGCTCTCAGTTCCTCAATCACCGTGAGCATGTCGATTGGCTGCCCTTTATTCACCAATCTGAGTATAGCAGCATAAATTTTCTGATTAGCGTCTACATAGAAGCATTCTGGCTCTCTGAGTATTCGGATTACCGTGTCGGCTGCATTCTTTTCAAGCAATATACACCCGAGTACTGCTTCTTCTACATCTGGGAGCTGGGGCGGAATCCTGCCGTATACCAAAGTGTTCAATTGAGGTTTGTTTCTGGTATCGAAGTCTTTTTTTGTATTGAGTGCCATTACAGGAGTCGTTTGTCGGGTGCGTTGATTTGCTGAGGTTGTGAAGGTGTTTTGTTTGCTGACCAGTCATTGTTCGCTTGCCACTTAAGAAGGCGCAGTCTGAGTTCCCATGTCTTTTCAAGTTCAAATCGCATTTTCTTACCGCTGTGGCTTTTTTCACGCCAGTAGTCATAGAAGGGACGGACAATCTTTGCTCCAAATTCTGTGACGTGTGGCACAAGGCTTTCGTAAAATGCTTTCTCTCGTTCTTCGACTGGAAGTGAAGCGTCGGCCTTGTTTTTCGGCGCTCTTTTCTCTCGTTCCTGCTCAAGTCGCTGGTTGCGTAGGAGCCCATCTTCACCAACTTTAAATTTTGCCATCACGATGGCTGTATTTTCAAATCCTGTTATAAGTTGGAGAGCCTGTGGGTCATTTGGCAGCGCTCCCTTATCCCACTGTTCACATAGTAGCCGGATATATGCTCCGACCTCCTCTGGCTTCATCCTGGCTGTTCCGAGGATGAAGTCAGATACATTTAGCGCGAAGGATGCGAGCTTCATAAAACAATAATCCCTGACGGTTCAGGCGAGCAGGCCATCCCCGTCAGGGATTGTAAATAAGTTAATTGAACCTATCTGCTCATAGGTGCCAATGCCGATCCTTTCGGCTTGGTGCAAATGTACTACATGGCCTCTACATCAGAAAGGATTTGCTCTTTTAATTTTTGAATCCACACCTGGATTTGATAGGTGTAGTGCTTTCCTGCTTGTGTTTCGCATTCAGGCATTGGGAATGTAAACGCATTGACCGCGTAGGTTGCAATCTTCTCCTTGTCCGGCCGGAGAGCCAGGGGGCGTTCTTCTGCGGCTTTGAACTCCTGCTCAGCTTTTTCTTCCTGCATGCGCTTGTCATGCGCAGCCTTTTCAGCCTTTTGTTTTTCTTCGGCATCGTGATCTGCCATGCGCTTCTTGGCAGACTCAATAAGCGCTTCCCAATCGTTTTCTGATAGGAAGTGTATTTCTTCCTTATCAACCAGAACTTTTTCTCCGTAAGCGTATTCATCATTACCGAACGCGTCAGTTAAGCCAATTCCGGACAGCTTGTTCCTGCGTTTGTCCAACATGATTTGGGCTTGCTGCTCCGCAATCTCCTTTTGCTGACGTTCAATCTCGGCTTGCTTGGCCTCGTTCTCCTGACGGATGCGTTCTTGTTCAGCACGTGTGCGTTCGATTTCTTCACGCTCTTTGCGCAGCCTTTCATCTTCTTCCTTGCGGCGTTGTTCTTCCGCCTGACGTTCCTTTTCGATGCGCAATGCTTCTGCAGCCTCCTGCTCTTTGCGAATGCGTTCAGCCTCGGCTTTCTCCGCTTCTTCCTTTTCGAACTCCGCTTTGGCAGTGTCAAGAACCTGGCTGTATTCCTCGTCGCTGAGGCTTTTGAGCATAGAGTAGTCAACTTCCTGGTTGTACTGGCGGAGACCGTCGATGCGCTTCTGAATGCGTGCTTCTTCGGCAGCTATTCTTTCTGCTTCAATGCGCTTCCATTCTTCTTCGAACTTCTCGGCCTCGGCACCCAGGCGTTCTTCATCGGGCTTAATCAGGGCAATGAGTTCTTTCTCTTTTGCGATGATGGTCTTGCTGAGCTCTGTCAGCGGAGCACGCATGGACTTGCCTTCGTTCTCGGTGTTGTTGCGCTCTTTCTTGAGGCGTTTCCGGCCTTCCTCGATGGATTTGTAGGTCGCTTTGTCTTCCGGGTTGGTGTACTGCAGATCGCTGTAATCTTTGGCCAGCGTTGCCAGTTGTGCTTTGCGGTCTTCGAATGCTTTGAGGCCGGCGTCAATAACCTTGAGAGTTTCGGATGTGGTCGTCGCCACTGATGTGTTGGTGTTTTCGGGTGTCATTTTATTTGGGGATTACGGTGTGGTTGTGGAGCATGTTAGAATAGTGGCTGGATGCCTTTTTTAGAGTTGATAGTTTGTTGTGCATTGGCGCGGCGCATAGGGCCGTCCAACTTGTTGTGACAGCGTTGGCACAGGGCTTGCAGGTTTTCGTCGCGGCAATCCATAGGGTCGGGATTATCAATGTGGGCTATGGTCAAGACAATTTTGAACGGCGGCCGCTTCAGCGCTTTCTCGAGCTCATTTTCGTCATCAGACGGCATATACCCGCCCGCAATATCTTCCACGGTGTAAAAGTTGCCTGATTTGAGCCGCCAACCTTCTCGCCCATTATCTATGCCGCACCGCTCACACTTATTGCCAGCACGGGCCAAAATTCGTGGCCTTATCTCCGTTTTCCAGCTTGTCGGGTATTTGCTGTAATCGCACGGCATTTTACAGTTGCTTTAAAAATTCGTGAACTGATTGGGATGGCCTTTCGGTAGTATCGCGTCCCCACCAGCCAAAAGGGCTATGAGAGTAATACTTCCGATTGCCGTTGGGCTTTCGTATAGTAGGCCAAAGATGCTTGAGAAGGGTTGTCAACTCCTCTACCGTCCCATCATTCACGACGGCGGATTTGCCGTCGCGCAGGTCTTGGATTGTGAATACAGGGTCGTTGCGATGCAGGATGGCTGGTGGTGTTCTGCGGTGTGTCATGTTAAAACGCTTTGCCGCCTTCTTTGGCGCGGTTTGCAAGTTGGTGGTCGGCACGGGTACGGTTGTAGGCCATCTTCTCAATAACGGCACCCTCGAGGTCATAGCCCATCATGCCACAGTAATCGCCAATGCGGATAACGGCATCTGCAAACTCAACTTCAGCCATGCGACGGTGCGGCAGGTGGTCATCCATCAGGTTCTTCCGTTCGCCTTCCATTGCCTCGGAAAGCTCGGAATGCATCAGGCATATCATTTCTGCCTTGTTGCGCTGGATTGGTTCACCGGTGGTACGGTCGCTGTGCCAGCCGGCATTCTGTGCGGCCTCAAACGCTTTCTTTACAAGTTCTGTGATGGTCATTCTTTTATTTTTTTGAGTAATGATTTTGGATTGAATGGTTCTGCCAGGATGATGCCCGGTTCCGGTGATGATGCGATGATGTGGGAGCCAAGTAGTATTTTGCCTGCCTTGAGGATGCAGGCAGTCAGGTGCTTTTTATCTTCTTCCGGCACTTTGAACCTGAGTATATTCAGGTCTTTGTAGTATCCGTCGTCCAACAGGAATGGGAGGTCTGCGTCTTCAGCGTGGTAAATCCAGGAGAACTTGCTTTCCCCGGTTTCTTGTGCCAGTTCACGGATAGCAGGAAGGTCTTTGAAGTAAGGCAGGTAGACAATGAGCTCTCCATGGTCAACGTTTGCGACGCAGGCGCCAGAAACTATCTGCCAGTAGAACTTTTCTCCGTCCGGGTGGTTCTCCCGAATCGCGTTCATGGCGTCCATGCCTGTGAGCCCATCGTAGAGTGGTTGAACCAGCTTTACGAAGCTCTTTAGTGTCATGGGGCACTTCTGCTCGGCTACTGCTCTTTCGTTGTCATACTTGTAAGCATCAATAGAGCTGGCCCAATAGTTTATGGTCGGGTGAACCATTGTTTCCTTTGAATTGCGCGAGTAGGCTGTGCTGAGCTTTTCGTCGAAAGTGTATTGCTCAAGAAGTGTTCCCCAGGTCAGTGGCCGGGCGTTGCTTTCAGAGTCAATGCAGCGTCCCAGCCGGCGTTCAAAAATCTTTTCTTCGATGTAGGTCAGTGCCGCCTTTAGAAATTCGCCCTTGCTACTCAATTTAGCAAGGACGAATATTTCTGAACCAGTAAAGTTGCCGATTCTCTCTTTGTTGAAAATCATGCTTTACAGAGCTTGTAGCTGTTTGAACAACTTGGCATACGACTTTTCTTCTTTGTTGTCGATAATGCGCTTTGCATTTGCCTTTTCTTCTTCTGGCAGTGCTTCCAGCTTCATTTCGTACAGCATATTCAGTGTGTCGTAGTCCACCTTGTCTGTAGCTGTTGGTTCCGGCGAGAAAATATCTTTGGCATTGCTTTCGCCGTTTTTGATGGCAGCCTTAAATCCTGTCAGTGCTTCAAGTTTGTCGAGGTCGATATCGCCTACTTTTTGAATGCCGAGTGTATCGCAAAGCTGCTTTTCTGTAACGCCAATGCTTTTGAAGTAGGCCACAGCCTTGTCGCGGCGCGCGTTCAGTGTTTCGGCTGTGCCCCGGGCAACTTCTTTGGCCTTGTCGTGAATGTCAGAAACCAGGGCAGCCGGGATGACTTTGAATATCGCATTTCTCACGGCGATGGCAATTGCTGCATTACCAGTCATTACAATCATGTCCTGGTTGTATTTTTTCCCGTTCTTATCGGTAATCTTACGATTGACCTCTACCGTAGCTTTTACGTTATTTTCGAGGTCAATGCAAACACCTTGGGCAACAAGAGTTTTTCCATCGTTTGAGATGACCCGGCCACCATACTGTATGTTGGTGTAGGATGCGGCAATGATTTCAGCAAGACGAATGCTGGGACCTTCAAGGCGTGTTCCACCTCGAGGCAGAGCGTAAGTACAGGCAGCGGCGGTTTCTTCGCTGAATGTAGCCATGCTGAGTGCCTTGTCGCGGAACTTCTGTAGTGAGCGGGGGAAGGCACGCGCTGTCGCGATTGTGCTGTCGATTTCCACGCGTAGCTGCATTGCTGCGAATTCGCTTGGCACTTCCTGCACTTGTGTAAGTTCAGTGTTCTGGGTTTGTTGGAGTTGACTGTTCATGGTTTTTTAAGGCTTCTGTGAGTTTTTCGATGATTGTTTCTTTAGAATTGCAGCGGAACCAGTCGTGAATGTCAATGAGGATTTCGCACTGCCGGTTTGGATGCCCCGGGGGATATGTCCGGTCTATTGCTGGCTGCTCGATTAATCCTGCAGGCGTGGCGTGTAATGCTTTGAGGATGTCTTCATGCGGTATGTCTGCAATGAGGTTGCCATTGTGAGCAAAGCATTCCACTGAGGCTGGACACAGGTAGTAGTCGTCGATCATTAGATTTCAGTTTCAGTGCACTCAATCCACTTTTCTTCGGCGGGAATATTGAGGTCATTCACGTCACAATCTCCCATTGCGTCGCTTACTGGTATGCGGTCTGTCACGGGGAAAAGGTTTTGTTTGGTTGTTTTAATATGCCGAACATAGTCTTCGGCCATGGTGGCTATTTCCGATGGCATTTTTGGTCGTTTTTGGGTCGGTAAATAAAAAGCCAATAGAATGGCGGGTAAAGGATGATTGCAAGGATTAGAGTACTACCGTCCATGATTTCGTGAGCAATTCGATTTGACGATGGAGGCAGTGGTTTTGGAGCCGGTTGATGTGCCAGGGTGCTTCTGGCAGGTGCTCATACTGTTGGCCCAGGCATTGCAGCTGTGTGGCGATGTAGTTGACCTTGCGTACGGTCTTTGCTTTGGCAATTTCGAGCCGGAAGAACAGAATTTCGTCTAGAAAACCATTGAGATCGAGAGCGGACTGCTTTTCTACGCTGCGGAGCGTAAAGAGGGTGACGATGAAGTTGAGTGCTTTTTTCATTGTCTGAATTTGGTGATAGATGATGTAAAGGATGTGTAGAGCGGGTTCCGGATGATGTACTTCTTGTCGGCTAAATAGCGCTTGTCGTCCTCGGTGGCGTCGGTAATGATTACCCGGCAGTCAATCTGTGTGCTGGATTTCCTGACAACCGATTGTTTTTTGATTATGGTCGTGACGCGGTTGCAGAGAACGTATGGACCTTTGGTTGGTCCGAAGATAAACTGCCCAGCTATTCTCCTGCTGCCAAATATTCCGATGCAGGAACCTCCGTCTGCGTCCCATACTGTGCATGGTAGATGTGCGTTGGTTGTCATCTCAGTCTATTTTAGAGCCTGCCGAACAACGGCAATGGCATAGATTACAATATAGAGCACAAGCAGCAGGAAAAAGAATACGCCTACCGGGTGGCCTGTTTCAACGAACGTGATAATTCTTTTCATTTTGATGTTGGTATTTTGTGGTTACGCAATCGCAGCTTCACGCTTCTCGTAAAACTCTTTGATGACCTGGAAGGTGTGCATGGTACAGGTTCCCTGGTTGAGCGCTTTGCCGATTGTCTTTGTAGAAACGCCAGCCAGCGAGGAAAGTGTAAAAACGTCGCCCATTTCCTTGAGCAGCTTCCATTTATTTAGTTTTCGTTGTTCTATTTTCATGGTTTGATTGTGTTCGGTCTTTGGTAAATATAGGAATCAAATCGGAATCTACCAATAGGCAAAAAAATATCCGACCAAAATAGTCAGATTTACGCTGTTTTCTTGTGTAGTGGGCATACCCGCCCTATATCCTTGAACAACCCGTTTGCAGGTTTATTGAAGGGCTTCGGACTGGTGCTCTACGAGTGGTGTAGTCCTACGGCCTTTACTATGCGTCCCATATCCTGTGGGCGAAATGCTGGGTTGGGGCTCTTTCGAGTGTTCATTGTCGCTTGTTGTCGGCGGTGGGACATGGCACGCACTGGTTAGCATTCCGATATTTTCAACTTTGTCAACCTCCACACTGAATTGTGATTTCAGCGCTTACAAGCAAAGTGCTCTAGCATAAAAAAGCTAATCATTCATTTGGCAGGCTTTCCTTCCATACCGAGGGAGAATCAAGTGTTAAAACCTCTTGGCGCAAATGTAGGGAAAGTTTGGACAATAAAAAAAGCCCAGCAGGATCTGGGCTTTTGTGTAAGGGAATGAGGAAAGCATTCGTCCTACTGCTTGTAAGGTTGACTGCAAAGATAGAATCATTCCTGATAAATTCACTCAGGAATTTTCAGTTCTTTTATGTGGGAAACTGCTTCTTCTGCTGTGAGACCGAGAAGGAACATGGTACCCATTGCATCTTGCATTCCTTCGGCAAGGGTGATTTTCTTAGAAACCTGCTGTATCCACGGTAGGTAGCCTGTGTCCTGACTGGCCATTTTGTGTGGGGTAAGGTCAGATAGCGCTACCGTTTCAGGCGCCGGCACAGTCATGCGTCCTTTGTCCATGGTGATGGTCGTGTCTTTTTTCTTGGGCATTTCAATAATCTTGAGGGAGTGATTTGATGGAGAAAAAGTTTCTGATTTCTTCTTTGGCTGAGTGGGGATGGAACATCAGAAGGTGGGATAATGCCCGGAGTAGTTTGCTGGCCAGGTAGAGGGTGGCACCGATGATGTACAGGAGAACCAGTAGAGGGTAAAGGAATTTTATTGCTTTCATTCTTTCGGTTTTCTGATTCTGCGGGTGGTGTTCTTGTCTTTGATGTGGACCGTCAGCTTCTTGTGCAAGGCTTCCAAAAGTAGTTCAGCTTTGTAGTCCGTCAGCAATTCGTGATTTTTCTGCAGGGTCTTGATCGCGTCGAGCTCACCCTGGAAGATTGCGATTTCTTCGCTGTCGTAGAGCAGCCCCTGGTCGAGTAATTGCTTTGCGATGCTCTTTGTCTTTGACCGGAAGTTGATTGGCACCCGGTATATGAGAACGTCTCTTTTTTTCATCGGAGTTTGGATGGTTTATGATTGGTGAGCCTCAATTGCAGTGATCAGGCCTATGATAGCTATTGCTAACGCCGACACAATGCGAAGTGCTATGTGCCAATCTGTAGGTCTAAGCGAAGCAGCGCCAATAGATGCTCCCAAATAAACAAATGCGATACACAAAATGCCTGTGAGTAGTGTCTTCCTTTTCATCTCCTTCTGCGCTCTTTACCCGTGCGCGGCGGTTGGTGGTTAGATAGAAATAAGGTGCACCGTATGCGTGGCGGTCATGTCGAATTTCAGCAGATGCATTCTACCTCGGGCCTGCTCTTTTTGCTCGGCGTCGCTTGGTTGATAGCCATCATGCTTTGAGGTGTCACAGGTTACTCTTCCTTGCGCATCCACTATCTGGTAGTAATACTTCATTGTTCCGGTGCGGGGGTTGGGGTGAGGGAGGTGTTGCATTCGGCAACAGTAAGGTAGCCGAGTTCTATGAGTTTTATCACATGGTCAGCGAGCCATTGGGCATTCCATATCTGAGAATCGAATGCTTCAACATCTTCTAGCATTTCACGGCTGATGCGGTCGCTGTCATGATATATTGCAGCCATTGCACCCAATTCTGCGATAGTGAAAGCATCGGCCTCATGCGTTCCTTCAACCGGTGCATCTTTGGAAAGAATGCCAAACCATGAGTTCCCATCAGGGAATCCTACATAGGCATAGCAGAAATAAGATGTTGACTGTGCTATCCCTAATTGTTGAAGCTTCCTTGCCTGCTCGACTGTGCACACTTGTTGTTCTATTTTCATGCTTTTAATTTTATTTTACCCATCCTTTTGATATGATATAGGATTCAACTGTTGCGAATAGCTCTGGAATAGATTCGGCCTCTATGCGGTGTTTCCAATCACAAACCAGTTCCATAGAAACGGCCTTAGCGATCATGTGATCAACGCTTTCTACCAATATCTCTTGCTTTGCCCCCTCCAGAACCATATCGTAATAGCGGCGCGGGTAGATGCTCCCGTCGAGGAAGTAGAATATATAGCCACAGCAGTGATTGCTTTCTATGCGGTAGTCGATTTCACGCTCATTTAGGAATGCAAATATTTCTTCAATGTTCATCCTTTCAATTTTTCGGGTTAATAATGGTTTGGGCTTCTTTGAGGGCGGGCTGTGTGGGATTTATAGGGCGTTATCTTTTTTATACTTTATGTAGGCTATCCCGGCTAACATTGCTGTATTGAAAGTGCCTATAAATACTTTTTTATTTTTAACAGAAATCACCGCAACAAATTTTACTTTCCCATTCTTCTGTTTGCCTCTCCATACGCCAGTAAAGAATGTTGTTTTGTTCGGGTTTTTCCATTTTGTAGATGGGTTCATTACGTTCTCTCTTTGTGAAACGTATCTCAGGTTCTCAAGGCGGTTGTTCAATGGGTTGCCGTCAATATGGTCAACACACATTCCATTAGGGCAGGTTCCTACAAAGGCTTCCATTACTAGTCGGTGCGTAAGAAACCTGTAGAGCTTATATTTAATCATACAGTTGGTTGTATGATATCCGCTACGAGTACGGTTTTGCAACAATATCTTCTCGGACCTTACTCTTGGATGAAGGTTTTCCCTTTCGTATTCCAGGTGAACTCTCTTTGCTCTACCTAAATTAGAAACCTGCAATATCCCAATAGCAGACGGAACGTCTTTCCATATTTCCTGTTCCATAAAATGAAAATGCTCCGCATACAAGTGGCTTATCAGTATCAATCCATTGGAAGGAACTGCACTTGTACGCAGGAGCGTATTCTAAATTATTTGAGTAGGGGAACATGAATTGAACTGATAAGCACAGCTAAGATACGACTTTTATCTCAAATCTCGCTGTTCGTTTCATGGGGTGGTTTTAGTCATGCTTTTTAATAAAATTATATGTATAGGCTATGAATGATATTGATGCGCATATGCAAGAAACCGAAAGCATCAAGAAAAGGCATAAATCATCAGAAGGACGCAAACCTCCGTATTTACATGCGCCCCATATTGACCATGCAAGAACCACAAGGAAATTAATGTACTTCATTTCATCAATTTTACCAGCACCCCATAAGTGATGCCGTAGTGAGAGAATAGGGATTGTGCGGATTGGAGGGCGGTGGGAAGGGGATGATTCAGGCCAAGCTCATCACCATGAGAATAGTCAAAGTAGCCTTCATACGGTTCCGGCAATGGATTTATATGCGCCGCCGCTTCCTCCTCGCTCATATCCCAACTGCGCAGGGCGATTTCGTAGGTGCCTGGGGGAAGTTGTATTGACCCCCGTTGTCCGCGCCATCTGGGGTAATAGGTCAGCCAATAATTGCGGTTGGCTGACGGGTGAATCTGTAAATCCGTAGTTTTTGGTGGCAGCCATATGAGCACATATTCTGCGGAGTTAAGGGTTACGGGTATCATGGTACGGGTGGTTGGGGGAGGTGCATGAAGTGGGATGGTTGGACGTTCTGCCTGCTGAATGGGTCGTCAGAATTGACCCAGCGTCCGAAGCCTTCTGACCATTCGTAATCACACCAACGCACTCCAATATAGGGGTCTGGCAAAGGCTCCCACAAGTCTACTATTGTCCCGTCCTTCGGCGCATCCGCTATCGGCAACCACTCCTTTCCATAATGCGCTGCGGCAAGGGTGGCGATGTTAGCGGACACCCGCACCGTATCAGAGTAGCCAGCATCAACCAGCATGTCGTGTATCTTGTCTTTCAGTTCCATCAGTTTTTTGGGGTTTAAAAAGGCATAGGTGATGAGTCTATCGGGGTCTCTCTATTTGAAACATAGATAGATTTAAGGTGCTCAAGATATTCTACAGGGTTTGTCCCGCTGTTCTTAAATGCCTCAGTTCGCAATAATTCCATGCATATTTCTAGGCCAAGTAAATAAAACTCTCTTGACATAATCAAGCTTTCTAGATACATGTCATGCGCATAGTTTGCATCTTGTGCATGCTGACCTTCTTCGTAGGCTTGTTCTGCTTGCTGTTCGTGGTACTGTTGTGCTTCCATCAGTCCTTATTTGAAATGGTGAAGGGGATGTCGATTGTGAGGGGGCGGAAATATTCCTTAGTCCAGCCGTTATGTATTGCGCCTTCTGGGTAAGCCTTACAAGGCATTGCCGCGCCTTCAAAAAATGAGCCTTCGTGTATCCCATTTGTAATGACAACACAGCCCATAGCCTCATTGCAAACCCATTGCGGCTTGCTCCAATCAATCTGTTCTTCTGCCGCCTGCTGCGGGATGGTTAGTTTGAGCATCAGTATTCTTTGTTTAGGAGGTTAATTGTACAGCTTATCGCACCAGCAATACAGAAAGTAAGGAACACGGAAAATAATAACAAGTCCGAGTCGTTTTTGGCGGATGCAACATTTTTGAAGTTTACTATCATTCCCATAATGGAGATTAATAGGCTGATTTGGTGGAATCTTTTCATGTCGTTTTTGTCTTATTAGGCGGGTGCAGCCTGGGTTACGATACTTTCATTTTCTTTTTAACCGCTTCTGCAAGGGCTGTGGCGGCGATGGATTGGGCTTTTTCGATTCCGCCAACAATAGATATATCGCTGGCAGTGTGGTAAGTTCGGACAATCACATTCCGGAGTTCGGATGGATTCTTTGGTTTCGGGCCGGTCTTCTTTGGCATTGGCTTAGTTTAATAAACCAAAGGTAGGTTAATTCAGTTTAATAACACTCGTAATTTTGAGCAAAGCGTTGCCATGTTCAAGAAATTTCACGATCCCAATGAGCCGGCCAGGATTCTGCCGGTGGAAGCCAGCATTGTGGCCCTGCTGAAATCGGTTCCTGAGATTCCTATGAGCAACGAAGAAGCGCTGTTGCTGCTGTGGAGCTATCGTGAAGAAGGTTGTATTGCCAGCCGGAACAAGATTGTCGAGGGCAATATGCGCTGGATAGTCAAGCTGTGCCGGGATATGACGCACGGTGACGGGGTCATGGTTTCTGACCTTATCCCTGCTGCTACCATTGGCTACATTCAAGGCCTCGATTCTTTCAATCCCGACCATCAGGGCTATGAAGGGCGCACTACCAAGATAAACAGCCATTGCACCAATTGGATGCGCAAACGTATTTACGAGTACCTAGACGAACACAGCACTCCATACAAGACCAGCGACCGGGTGATAAAATACGCGAAAAAGGCAAAGAAGCAGGCTGAAAGAGAGCTGTCAGCTTCAGAGTTCGATGTACCTGTAGATGCGTTGATGGCCGATGTGTCCTCCCGTATTCGCTGCGGTGCTGTCGAGGTTTTATCACGGCACCGGGTAATGACGGATTCTGTGGAAGAGCTGGCCGATGCTGTTGCTGAACTTGGTCCTGACCCGATGCTGCAGCTTTCAGAAATGTGTGCCTGCCTGGATGAAGATGATAGAACGATGCTTTATTCTCGCCTCAACTTTCACGGCTTCCCCGATTTTCAGGAGCTGTGTCTTTCGCTTGGTATCACTGTAAAACAAGGCGACAAAAAGATTCGCGGCATCATGGGCTACATAAAGGCTGGTGGCGGTCTTAAGAAGGTTGCTGAGCCCGTAGCCAGGCCAATGACTACCGAGCGTTCTGTGATGCTGCTCTGTGGCTGTATTGAGGATGAAGAATGCGAAGGACTGTGGCAGCACCCTACCCTGCGCTTCAGCTTTTACGATACCGGACAAGGTTCTTTGCTCATGCAAGTGAACTCAAAAATTGACCTCGGCACAATACCGCTGACCCGCGATGCTGTGAAGCAGGTTATCATAGCCTTCAACCCGATACCGCAAAAGATGAAGATTATCCCTGTTGCTGTTGGGGTTCAGGGGGTGATGTTTTAGGCAATGCCTTTTTGTACTGCTTGGCAAAAGTAGAGAACCTTTTGAAGTCGGTCTGTATAAACAGTTCCCCTGCTGTTTCTCTTGAATATCTGTCCTTCACATTACATTTGAATCCTACTTCATTCAGGTAGGCGTTAATGCAAGAATCAATCTGGCCATCGTGCCGGAATTTCATTACAAGCCTCAAGTATTTCCAGATACCATAGTTTGCGTGGCTCTCTACTGACTCGTTGTCGGCAGGAGGCGATTTGATGAATTTCCTCATGATTTTCGTTTTAGTTTGGCCTTGGCCTTTTTGGAGAGTTTGAGGGGTTGCGCGAACATGGCGCGTTGTGCATCCGAACACGTTGTGTTTATAAAATCCAGGAGTCCGGCATTATGCCTTACAGAACGCAAGATAGATGGCGCGGTGCCTGTGTCTATGAAATGCGTGTGAGGAATGGCTTTGCGGATATCCTCGTACACTGTGTCGACTATTTCTTCCGCTTTCTTTTGGTGTAATCCCGCAGCGCCTAATAGTGCACCCTGCCCTACAATGCCAATTACGGTTCTTTGTTCTGGCTTAGCCACTATTTCAACGGCTGCCGCTCCATAAGTAGCTTTCTGGAGTTGGATATTCAGGTTAGCTTCTCGGTGGTTTTCTTCTTCGACCTGCATAAGCAGCAGACTTGCGAGTGTTTCTTGATGCGGTGTCATTGCGTTGAATTATTTAGGCCGGTTACACCAGCAGAGGTAAAGAAAAGAACCAATTACAAATCCTGTGATGAAGGGTAGCATGGGCGTCAATTAAAAAACGGGTGATTGGATAGTTCCGCTGCATTCTCTGCCTTGTTGATGCGGATGTACTTAAAGAAGGATTCCTCTGTCTTGTGGCCAGTGATAAGCATAATCCTGGCCGTTTCTATCTTGCTCAGGTACGCATTGGTTGCAAAGCTACGGCGTGCGGTGTGTGAGGTGATAAGCCTGTAACGTGGGCTGCTCATTTTCATCACCTGCTTATTGATGCTGCGCTCGTAATGCTCAATCTGAGTGAGGCCCGAAAGTCTGCCAATGTCGGAGAGCTTGCCGTTAAACTCTATCAGGTCGCCTTTCAGCGGTGGCGGGTTGCCGTTGTACTTACGGAAGATTTTCGCAGCCAGCTTGTGGATGGGAATTACTACCCGCTGCTTCCTTTTTTCTGTCAGGATGGAAAAGCAATCCCCTGCGACGTGCTCACGACCCAAACGAATGTAATCTGAGTGCCGCAAACCTGTCACGCAGCCCAGAATAAACCTGTCACGGGCCAACTGTAAGCGGGATGGTAAAAGAGCGCCTGCAATGAGCTTTATTTCGTCTTGCGTGAGGTAGATGGCGTGGCTTTCTTCTTTGTCGGCCTGGAAAATATGGATGGTCGTGTTTATCCGGTGTCCGTGCCTTGCCGCTGATTGTATCAGGGCTTTCATTTTTGATATAAACAGGCCGACGGTATTAACTGCCAGTCCTTCTGCAAACAGGGCGTTGACCAGTATCTGCAGGCCTTCTGTGTTGATGTCCGTATAGGCTACGGTTCCGGTCGCGGCTTCTGCGCGTTTCAGCATGCCAGCAAAGGTGCCCCACGATTTCAATGTTCTGGGGTTCGTGTATTGCTGGACGATTACGGGTAAATGCTCGAGCAGGGTCATGGTATTGGTTTTAACGTCCGTGAATTAATTGCATGCCCTGCGGATTTGCATAGCCGATGATCACACTGTCCGGAGTTACCCGCTCAACTCTCAAAAGGTCGCCGGCTGCTGGCGGGTCTTCTGGCATGTCGATGTAGGGGGTTTGTCGGCTTCCAATTCTCTGTACTCCACAGAATACAAGGGCAGCAAGTGAAAGGCAAAGCGCAACAAGTAGGAATTTCGATGTGCTGGTCATGGTTCGGATAGGATTTTTTTGAGTGCTGATAGTGCCTCCCGCGTTTCCTGCTCATTATCCAAGAAAGGGATGCTGTTAAAGATTGTTTGAATTTCCTGCATCTGCTCCGCTGTGAACACATACGCCTCCAGCGTAAAGTGGACGTCGTTTGGCACCGTATAGCTTTTAACAGTTTCCCTTTTTATTGGAATCGCCAGCTTAATTGTTTCTCCAAACTTATCCAGCATTTTCTGCTCTATGTGAGCTACAAAAGCATCTTCAGCAGGGTGAAACTGCAGGTTCGTTTCCGGTAGAATGTACTTTTCTTTTACCCACATTTTATTGCTCATTTACTGCTTTCGCAAGTGAGGAAATGAGTTTCTGTACTATCGGGCTGTCCTGCCATTCTTCGGGCAGTTCGTCAACCAATGCCTTTGCTGCCTCCCATACTTCGGGCGCGGCTGTAAGCATGGCCATATCTGCGTCGGGGTTATCGCCTCCCATTGCGCCCTGGAGATTTGCGACGGTCCTTTTCATCCAGTCCTGTATTTCTTCGTCCGGGTCGTTTGTTGGAAAAGCAATGTCAGTCGTGCTGATAATCATTGTGCCTACCTGCTTCCACGGGTAAGGGGTGCCTTTAAATTGTAGGTTGGTTTGCATGGTGCTATGGGTTGTAGTGTGGATTTGCTTTGAGCAATATTGAGCGTATTTCGGCAATTGCTGGGGAGTCTTTCGCCATAAGCGGCGCAAACGTGTTTACGCATGCTTTCAGAGCTTTGTACAGGTCTGGAGCGGCGGCAATCAGTTGGGCGTTGGCGTACATTTCGTCAAAGCCTTCGATGTCGGTGTTTTCTATGGTAACTATGTGTGCATCGCTTGATGTCAATACGCTGCACAGCCAATTGTTATGAGGGCTGTATTCCCACGGGCCTTTGGTAAACTTTTCCATGATGGTTATTTGATGAAGCGTAAGTAAGAGGCGCCGGAATTGCGCAGGATGGTAAGAAGGTTGTCGATTTCTCTGTCGCTGGCTTCGTATGCTATTTCTATGTCTGTAGCCGTGTAAAGATGCTCCTGCAGTGTTTCGTCTACATCCGTGTAACTGCGGAGCGAATCCAGAGCTTTAAGCGTGTCTTCGCTCACCTCTGCCCGTGGGATGCTGTGGATGGTTACAAGTTCGCTGTCCTGTAACTCTGCGGCAAACTGCTTTACTTCCTCCAATTTGAGGTGACCGCCTGCACAGGCTTCTAAAAATTCGTGGATGTTCATGGGATTTAAAATTTGCAAAGCCACGGGAATTGAACCCGTGACCGGCCTTTAACCTTGCTTTGTCTGTAGAGCGTTACGAACTTGTTCGAGATATTCCTGCCTCTGGTCATACCATTCGTAGTACAACTCGCGCCGAGCTTTAATATCCCTTGCTTTCTTCTGCAAGGGCTCCAAAGAAGTGGCAAGCAGTATTTCATCGACACCAACAGAGCCGGATGACGCATCATCAAGATAGCGACCAAGAAAATCCGAGCCGGAATCCAACACGCTGTCGAATTGGTTTCCGTATATAGCGCGGACTTTGCTTTTAAACTTTTCTGTGTATTCCATTCGTTTATTGTTGATTGAGCCAGTCAGTATCTGCGGCCCATTGTGAGAGATAATTTTCTTCCTGATCTTTTCTGATTACTTCGATGCCCTGCCAAAAGCACCATTTTGCGAAGTCAATCATCTGTGCGGCTGTGTAGGTGGATGGCATTATTGCGAGATTTGGCAAACTTTTTCGATTGTTTGTTGAAGTTCTTTCACAGTGATGGCGAATGCACAGCCAGCATATTTGCCTCGACTGATATAAACAATAGGGGCTCCTCCCATCATTCCTGTACAGTATATCGCGCCTGTACCTTGTTCGTCCTTGAGCTCAAAGCCGTCATTTGCTGCAAACATTGCAGAACCCATGTTCTGTAACACAATTTCAATTGTTCCTTCCATTATTGCGGGTTTTTATGGTTATGGCATTTGCTGCCGGTTGTTTTTACTGATACGGTGCAGGGCTTGCCTGCCTTTGTAGGTTCGCCACACTTTGGAGTAGCAGGGTCGTGCTGCTTGCAATAGCTTCCTGTGGCTTTGCGAGTGCATTGGCTGCCCTTTTTTGTCGTGGCTGTACAAATACCCTGTGCGAGTGCTGCAAGGCTGGAAACGGCTAAAAATGCGGTAAGGATTGCGTGTTTCATTTTTGATGTTTAAAGGGTGTTGGAATACCTGGCGGCTTTCCCGCTCCGGCTGGTGTTATGCCTTGCACCTTCTTTTAAGAGTGCTCAGGTCTTTCTGTGTAGGGTTGTCTGCGTTATGTGTAGCGTCAACTAATGGCATGTCAGATGTTGTTATACTCCATTTTTTGCCCGTCGCAGGGCTGGTGTAGATTACTTTGTAGTGGCCATGTCCAGCTGGCAGGAACCGGAAATCTGTTATTGTTGTCCTTCCCATTGTTACACGTTTTTGAGGTTAAAAATTAATGTTGTGCTGCTGCATGAGCTTGTGAATGCCCATGTACAGGAATGACCACCAATTGCGCAAAACAGCGTCTTCCTGCTTCTCTGTGGCATCAGGTGCCAGTGTCTGCCATTCCTTAGCAATATCCAGGATGCGGTGGTTCTCGTAGTCAACATTAAAAGAAGATGGAAGTCCCTGCATCCATCCGATAAATGCGGCTTGCTTGCCCTTGCGCTGCTCGTTCGGGTTGTTGTCCCACATCTCGGCTTTGAAAGTATCTGCAAGGAACTGTATGCGCTCTGCATCTGTTGCCAGTGTGCGGTCGTATGGCTGCCCGTCGATTGAAGCGAGAACGTT